AGTGAAGAAGAAAAAGAAAAAGTAATTGAAGTAAATGGAGATACATTTGTTACTGATAATAAATATCGTTTGCCTGCATGTGCTGATAATCGTGCATCCGTTTATGAAATTCCAGGTGATTATTCAATATTTCATATTGCTCTAGAAAATGATGATTATTACATGAATTATGGTATTTATGCAAATGGTTTATTAGTAGAAACATGTTCTAAAAGATATTTAAAAGAATTATCTGGAATGGAAAGTATTGAATAAAATTTATATTTTTTAAATTTATATCATTTATCAATTTTTTGATTATTATAAAATAAGTATTGTAAATAATCAAAAATAAAATTGTAAAAAAAAATTATATATTTTTTTTACAATTTTATATTTTATTAAATTTTTAAGTATAATTTTAAATTTATACATCTGCCTTCTTCTTGGTAATAACACGTTTTTTCTTTGGTTCTTCTATAGTATTAGCAACAACTGTAACTGGTTCTACAATAATAGATGCAGGTTCGACAACTGGAGTAGGTGCAACAACTACTACTACAGGTTCAGGAGGAGGTGGTAATTCAAATTCTTCATCTGAATCATCAACAATTGTACTAACTACTGCTCCATCGGGGTCAATATCATCTTCAGGAGGTGGAAGAGTCTTTAACTTTTCAACTTCATCAGCCTTGGGTTTAAGAAAACAAGTACCTTCTGCAATAGTAGAAGTCTTTGGTTTTTGAACAATAGCTTGCTTCAAATTCCAAGTAATAGACACTTTACCATTAACAAACCATAATCCACCACACTGAATTAGACAAATGACATGAGTTTTTGGTTTTAAGAAATCAAGAGGACTAATATGAGGTGCACTTTTTCCTTTAAGAAATAAAGGGTTACCATCTTCATCATAAATTTCTGATTGCCAAACACTTTTCCAACATGGAATCTTAATTGTAAGAGTAGGTGGTTTATTTAAATCAGGTTCAGCACTTCCTTTTTCTTTTTTTGGATGTCGAAGCATAACATTAAATTTTTCATCCATAACATCAGAACTTGTAATAGATTTACCAAACCATTCTTTGGAATAAGTCAATGCATCTTGCTTTATTTTTGCTTCAGTATTACGCATTGAGGTTAAGAAAGCTTCTGCATCTGCATTTTTATAATCTGAATTTGGAAATTGTAAAGACAATGTAAATTTCCCAGTAGGATTTTTAGCCTGGTCTAAACCTTCTTGTGCACCCCACGTTAACATCAATGGAGTTGCAATAGTTAAAGATTCCTTAAAATGTTTATTATATAAATTAACAACTTTGCCACCTGAAGGATTTGCCTTGGGAGCAGAGTATGAAAATACATTTGTATCAATATTAGTTCCGTCGATAATTGCACTTGACATTCTTTACTGTATGATTTATAATACAAACATATCTTTAAATCAATTTTTTTTTTAAATATAAATTAAATCATAATATCAGCTGTATAGTTTCTTATGTTAGTTGGTAAGCATTTAAATTTTATTTAATTATTTTTAAAACAGTACAAAAAGAAAATTATATAGTAATAATATATGAAGAATTCAATGATTAAAAAAAGTAATGATAATTCTGTAGAGGATTATATAGGAAATATAATATCTAATTCTGAAAAAAAAATTCCTATAGTTAAGAAACCAATGAAAGTTTTACAAGATAATTCAATTATTTTAACAACAAAAAATTATAATGATATAAGTAACTATAATTTTAATATTTCACAATTAAAAACTATAGCTAAAAATTATAAATTAAAGATTAGTGGTAATAAAAATCAATTAATTAATAGAATTTATGCATATTTATATTTATCCTCATTTATCATAAAAATTCAAAAGATTTTTCGTGGAATGATAGTAAATAAATATAAAAAATTACATGGTCCAGCTGCAATTAATCGAAAATTATGTAATAATGCTTATGATTTCATTACTATGGAACCATTAGAAGAAATAAATTTTCATCAATTTTTAAGTTATAAAGATTCGGATGGCTTTATTTATGGATTTGATATAATTTCTCTCTATAATTTATTTATAAAATCCAAAGATATAGATTCTGTATTAAATCCCTATAATAGAAATATTATTCCACCACAAGTAATTAAAACTATTAAATCAGTAATTCGTTTAAGTAAAATAATTAATATTCATATAGACTTACATTTTGATGATAATATTAAAGATGTAACAAATGAAAAATCAATTGAGCTCCGAGCATTAAGTTTATTTCAAAGCATTGATGCTTTAGGAAATTATTCTAATTCAGAATGGCTTCTCTCATTAAATAGATATCAGTTAATAAAATTTATAAGAGAATTAAGCGATATTTGGAATTATAGAGCCCAATTATCAAATGAGATGAAACGAAATATTTGTCCTCCAATTGGCGACCCATTTAGAAATTTAAGTATACCATATCTTAATACCGAAACCAATATTATTAATATAAAAAAAACAATTATTGAAGTTTTAGAAAAATTAATAAATAGCGGTATAGATAATGATTGTAAAGCTTTAGGAGCATATTATGTATTAGGTGCTTTAACAATTGTAAATGAAAATGCCGCTTCATCGCTCCCTTGGCTTTTTCAAAGTTTTTGTTATTTATAATTAAAAATATTTTATAAAAAATCCTATGTTAAATAGAAGTATTATCATATTACGTAACAATATATATTATTTGTCTAAAAACTACTTAAAAACTTGTTAATAGAATATAGTATAATAAGATGCCTAAAAAGAATACATCTAAACCTGTTACTGATTCTAATTCAGTTCCTGTTTCTGTTCCTGTTTCTGTTCCTGCTTCTGTTCCTGTTTCTGTTTCTGTTCCTGCTTCTGTTTCTGCCTCTAGTTCTGTTCCAACTTCCATTCCTGTCCCAGTAGAGAAAAAAAGTAGAAAACCAAAGGTTAATAAACCCGAAGTTTCTGCTTCTGTTACAGCATCCACTTCTGTTTCTGAAACTCATGTTGATTCTGATGCAGAGACTCCAATTGCTGAACAATCAATTGAATTTTTAGCTAAACTTCAACAACTTGGTGTTATTATTTCTTCTTTAAAGACTGAATACAGAAATCTAGAGAAGAAGTGGTCTCGTGAGATTAAGACTGCACAAAAACAATCATCTAAACGTAAGAGAAAGACAGGTAATCGTGCCCCATCTGGATTTGTTAAGCCAACTAAAATTTCCGACGAACTAGCATCTTTTCTAGGAAAGGAAAAAGGAACTGAGATGGCTCGTACTGATGTGACACGTGAGATTAATACTTATATACGTGCTCATAAGCTTCAAGATAAAGATAATGGTCGTAAAATTAATCCTGATTCAAAGCTAGCTGCTCTTCTTAAACTAAAGAAGACGGATGAACTTACTTATTTTAATCTTCAAAAGTACATGTCACCTCATTTTGCCAAGGCAATCAAGGTTGAAGTGGTTGTAGCTTAAATAATATAAAATTTTTTCTACCAATGGGCAAAAGGTTATATTCCTTTCCTTCTAAATACAAATTATTTATAAATTAAAACAAATATTTATAAATAATTATTTTCAAAAACTTATTTACTTTTTAATGGTAAATTAGAGATAGTTTCAAAATCTATTATACTGTCATCATCTGATTCATAATCTAAAAGAGTTTTTTGTAAATCATCATAAGAAATATGTGGTTGATATAATAATACAATTGGTGAAGTTATATTATCAGATAAAAGTAATTGATATTTTTTATTTAATATATATTTTACAGCAAATTTTACATCTATCTTTTGTGTTTTAATAATATCCATTAAACTAACTGCATAAATATTTTCTTTTAAAATTTTCATACTATATTTTTTATTATATAGGTCTAGCATTAATATAATAAAATATATTAAATTTCTTTTTAAGCATAAAAATAAAAAATTGATATAGTATTTGAAAAATATTAATTAATTATAATTATTAATAAAATGCAAACAAGAAGTCAAACTAAATACAATTATTCTATTTTATATAACGTTAATATAGATTTTGAGGGAGCAAGTCAAGCATGGAAAGAAAATAAAAGGTCTATTGGATATGGAAGTTATAAATATATTTGTTGTATAATAAATAAAAATGGAAAAAAATGCGGAATAAAATGTTTAACAAATGAAATATATTGCAAAGTTCATTACAAAAAATTATTAAAAAATTCTATTTAACCTAATTCACAAATACTCATTCTTAAATTTGTTAATATAAATTGTAAATTATATTTTTTATAAGAATTTTTTTTTTGTTTCTTTATTTTATTTAAAAAATAATTGGTTTCATTAATACTATTTAAAAGACTAGAGGTTTTATAATTATTTATTATAAATTTACAAAAATCTTTTTGAGTTGTAATTGTTTTATTAAATTGAATAAGTGAAAAATTATTTTTTTTACACCAATATAAAAATCCTTGATAATTATACATTAAAATAGTTTTAATAACAAAATATGACAAAACATTTGTTTTTTCTTTATATAAATTATTTCTTAATAGAATACTCGATTGTTTATTAGAAAATAAATCTGGATAGGTTAAACCCATAAAATTTAATATTTTTACAAGTTGAAATAAACTATATGTTCTCTCAAAATTAATAAAAAAATCAGAATAATATAAAAATTCTTCTACATTTGACTTATCTTTTAGTGAAAAAAAACTACAAAATAATGCATTCATCATTTCTGCCCAAAATTCTGTATAAGATTCATAAAGATTCACTTGCGAATCTACTTTAAAAATATTTAATATACAATTATGTATTTCGGTATTATTCATATCTGAAAAATCTAATGCAAAATTATGAAAGGTTTCATGAATAAAAACCTTAAACCAGTCTTCTTTTCTAAATACAATTATTTCAGAGTCACTAGGACATGTAGTTGTAAATGCTGTATTTACATTAATTTCATCTAATATAAATACATTAGAATTTGGTAATTTTTTTTCAAGTGATGTAAAATATAAGTATATTGATAATGAATTTGCACATTTTTTGGAAGCATATTGATTTAATATAAATAACCACATTATCATTGCATCTACATAGGAAATAAATTTTTCAAGATTCACTTCAATTTCATCTTCTTCTAACATAAAATGAATTTTTATATTTCTATTAAAGAGAGAAAGATGAAATGTTATTTCAGAAACAATATTTTTATCTATATGTTGTCTTACTAATCCAGGAAAACTATTTGCATTAAAATTTTTAGGTTTTGTAATTTGAGTTGCAGTCAAAATTTTTTTTATATTTATAAAATAATAATTACCTTTTTGTTTTAAACTGTTCAAGAATTTATAAGAAGAAATTAAGTCGTTATATAGTTCTAAAATTATATTTTTTGTGCGATTTGTTTGTTTCAAATGATGAATATGATTATTTTTAATAAAAAATTCTAATAATTGTTTACTAATTTTTGATAAATTCATTCCTATAATATTCATTTATTAATATTTATTCTATTTATATATTTTTAATTTTATTTTTAATTTAAATATATATGAGGACGGCGTCTAAAAAAAAAAATATATTTAAAAAAAATAAAACTTTTAAACATAAAAAAAAAATACAAGTAAATTATAATTTTAATGATATAAAAAAAACTCACACCAGACTTATTCCAGATTCTTCTATTTTAAATTATATGAAAAATAATTTTAATTCTTATTTATTAGTTAAGAATGAAAATTTAAAACAAAATAAAAATGTTATTTATTTAGACGATTGTTTTAATTTTGATGAATCTCTAAATTCAAATGAAAAAATTTTTACATTTCAATCATCCATTTCTAGAAATCCAAAGATGAGCTTGGATAAATTAATTTCTTATTCCTTTTATACAAAATCTCCAGGAGCTTTTTTAGATAGTAATAATCATTCAACTTCTGAATCAAGTTATTTAGAAATATTAAAAAATCAAATGGGTAAAGACATTAGAAGAATAAATATTACTATAAATGATAAAATTTATAATTCAGAATTAAATTCAAATGAAAATTTAAATAACTTTCAAGTAGTTGACATATTTTATCAAATACTTCAAGATTATTATCATAAATTTAGTTATAAAATAAATTTCAATATTATTAATAAAATTGCTTTATTATCTTGTCAAAATATGTTTAATTTAATAACTGATTTAGTTTCCATTAAATTAAATCAAATGTTAGAACCTGAAATAAATTCTGTTTTTAGACCTAAAAAAAATATAAGTATTTATTTATTTAAAAATAAAAAACAAGTTAAATATTTTTTTGACGCTCAACTTATTATAAGTCGAGATGGGCAACCAATTGACCCAGAATATCCATGTGGTAATTTATTATTTAATTTAATATTTGATTTAGAAAAAAATACATTTTATTTTAATGATTTTAAATTGAATTATAATATTAATAAATGTGGTCCTGAAATAATTAAAACTTCAAATAATAGTAATAATTCAAATAAAAACTCTAATAATGAAAATAATATATCTAATAATATATCTAATAATATATCTAATAATAATAACCTTATTTCTCTAAAAACAGCGATTCCGGTTGCATTAGGTATAGGAGGAATTGTAGCAACTCCATTTATACTTGGTGCAATGGGAGGTAAAATAAAAAAAATAAAACCAGAAATACCCACCAAATTCTATAAGAAACTAAATATTATTTCGTCTAACTTTATCTCGAATTAACATTAATTCGTCAAAAATAATAGGTTCATTTCCTCTTTTAAAGTGACTTAATTTTGCATCACCAGTAGCTAATAATAATTTTTTTAAGTCTTCGTTTTGTGTAAATTTTGCAAATTGAGCAGCATAAATTTCTTTTTTTTGTCGTTTATCTGAAAAATCTGAATCCATTGTAACTTCCATAGGTCTTAAAAGTTCACCCTTATATTTACCAGTTTTACTTCCTGCAGCTTTAGCCATTAATGGGTCTTTAGAAAGGTCAGAACCAGAGTCCAGAGAGAAACTTAAATAAAAATCTGGAAATCCTCTTTTAAATTTAGAAGCCTGAAAATAATGTTCAACGGATGCCCATTGATGGTTATCTAGGGAAAAAGGCTGTATCCAAAAATTAGAAAGTTTTTTACGCCATTGTGGAATAATGGCTAGTTCTGAATATTCTTTTAATCTATCATTTGGAATTTTCTCTCCACTTCCTTTTCCTGGAAGAGGTTTATCTACTGATTTAGAATAAAACTGAAATACAATATCATCATTATATAATCCTCTTAATTTACTTTCAGTAATATCATCATAGTTAGCTTCTTTTATTACATTTTTTAATTGGCTTGCTTTAAATTTTTGAAAATCCGGAATAAGTGCAAAGGGACCAGCATTTTTTTCTAAACATTTTTCTGCAATCATTTTTTTTAAATCATATGGAATCTCTGAAAATTTAAATATTTGTTTTTTTTTATATCCAATAAGTTTATAATGATTTCCAGTATGGTCTACAATTATATAAAACTCTGGTGTAAATCTTCCTTTAGATTCTAAAACAGTATCGTTTAATTGACCACATTGTAAAACATTTTTGGTATCTCCATCTTTATAAAATTCACTAGATAATATAATAAATTTAATATTTAAAATTCTTTCTAAAGTGGAAATAGCCCATGTATCAGCCCAAAATTCGCATTTTTTAACTTTATTTTTGAAAGCATCTAACGTATCAATTCCTTTCATAAATTTATATTCTTTAAGAATCTCTGAAGTAACTTTTTTTTCTTGAACTAGTTTATCATGTTCTTCCTTTACCTTTTTTGCTTCATTTGAAATCATTTTTTGTTCATTTCTATCTAAAATTTCAGCAAAACGTTGTTTAAATAATAAATATTGTGCTTCTAATTCTTTAATTAAATTTGTATCTTTCAAAATTAACGCATTATACATATCATAATGTTCTTTATATCCTAAAAATACTTCTTCAGTAACTTCATTTGCTAATCTTTTTCTAATTTTATTTACAGAGGTTTGCTGTGCAATACTTGAAAATGCATCTCGAACGGTTGCAAATAGACAATCTCCTCCTCCTTCATTGTCAATAATTTTATAATTATTATTTTTCATAAATTTTTCTATCCAAGTATCTTTCATAGATTCATGATATTTCTCTCTTATATCTTTTGCTTGTGATTTAGTTTCTTCCCTTAACAATGGAGGTAATGGAACACCTTTTGTCAAAATAAAAATATCTTCTCTTTCTTTTGGTATTTCATAATATTCATTATAATCTATATCTTCTTCCTTATCTTTTTCGCTTTCATCATCCGAGTTTTCACTAACTTCCCCTTCTTCTTTATTAATTCTTCGAAGTGGAACATCTGGAATTAAATGTAATTTATGAAGATATTCTTTAGTTGCAAAAGAATAAATTAAAGGATAATCCATTTTCTCTACATCTAAATTATTAAAATCATCCAAATAAGAAATATAATCGGAAGCTTTAATTTCATATACACCAATTTGCACTACTTTATTATTATGTTTAACTAAATATATAGGAAAATATAGTATATTTTCTTCTTCAAATGTATTTTTAGCATTACCAATGGCAATTATAACATCAATTTCTTTAATTTCTAATTGATATAAACTGGCTTCTCTTTTTAAATCTCCCGAATCAACGCTTTTTAATTCAGGATAACTAATATTACTATTTATTTTTGATAATACCATTTCTAATTTAATATAATATTTTATATTTAATATAATTAAATATAAAAAAATATTTATCATTTATTACCATAATACAAATTTCTTCATAAATTTATCATTTTTTAATTCGTTCATATAAAACCATAAATTAATCCTTTTATTAACTATAGAAAAATTTGCTGGATTTGATTCAAAATCTACTAATATTTGAATAATAACTTCTTTATTACATTTATTGGCTTTTACATCTTTTAGGAAACCATAATATTCACAAATTAAAAACAATTCTTTTAAAGTAAAATTTTCACTATAATGTAATAATTTAGGAAATTGAAAATCATCCTTTAAAATATTACTATATTCCATTTCATTTAATAAATTTAAATAATTAATATTCTCTTTTTCATCTTTGTCTTCTTTTTCTTCTTTGTCTTCTTCTTCTTCTAATAAAAAAGAAATGGTTTCATTATCGATTTTATTCATTCTATATATTTAAAAGATATTGTTTAAATATTTTTAAAAAATTTTAATAATAAAAAATTGTATATATGTCATTTTCTTTATTTGCTCCTACAAATGGTTCTACTGCTTCAATAAATGGACCTGCAGGTCTAGCTTTTGATGCTTCCGGATATTTATATTGTTCCAATTATGACGAATCATCAATAGTTAAAATTAGTAAAGATGGAATGGTTTCGTCTTTTTATTCAGATAGTTCTCTGAGAGGTCCATCAGGATTAATATTTGATGCCTCCGGATTGTTATATTGTGCATGGTTAAAAAGTGGTAAAATTACTATTTTATCTAACTCTGGTGAACAATTAACATCTTTTGATACATCATTAAATAAACCACGAGATTTAGCTTTTGACGCATCCGGATATTTATATTGTTCTAATGAAATAACAAATGATATTGTTAAATTTAGTAGTTTTGGTTTAACTGTTACAACATTTTCTTCAGATGCTTCGTTAAATTATCCATATGGATTAGCATTTGATTTTTCTGGAAACTTATATTGTGCTAATTTTAAAGGAGATTCTATTCTTAAATTTAATCCAGATGGAACAAATGTTACTTCTTTTTATTCAGGAGGATTATTAGATAAACCAACAGGATTAGCTTTTGATAAACAAGGAAATTTATATTGTGCAAATTCTGGTTGGCCATCTGGTAGACCATCAAGTATTATTAAAATAAGTCCTGATGGAAGCTCTGCTTCTACTTTTTCTTCAGATGTTTCCTTAAATTTTGCAAATTATTTAGCTTTTGATACTTCTGAATATTTATATTGCTCAAATTATTTAAGTAATAATATTTTAAAATCAGATGCTGCGTCATGTTTTAATAAAGGTACAAAAATACTTTGTTTAAATAAATTATTACAAGAAGAATATATACCTATTGAAGATTTAAAAAAAGGTGATTTAGTGAAAACATATTTACATGGATATCGTAGAATTCATTTAATAGGTAAAGGATTTTTTTCAAATAAACCAAAAATTTGGCATGACTCTATGTATAAAATGGTGAAAACTGACCTAAACGAAGGTTTTGAAGATTTAATTGTTACAGGAGGCCATGGTATACTAGTAAATAATATAACCGATGAAGATAAAGAAAACTATAAAAAATTAGGATTTTATAATGAAATGGAAAAAATAGATGATAAATATTTATTAACTGTAGCAATATCACATCAATTTACTCAAATAACAACACATGATTTTTATACCTATTATCATTTTGTTCCAGAAAATGACGGCGACAATAATAGAAGATTTGGTGTATGGGCTAATGGTATTTTAACAGAAACACCATCAAAAACACAATTTTTAAAACATAAATATGAAATTTTATAATATTATTTACATATCAATTAAATCCATAAATTTAAAAAGTGATTTATTTGTTAAACTTTTATAATCTTTTACCTTACTTTTTGCAATTTTTTCAACAATTTCATTTATAGTAAAATCATTAATTTTCTGATAATTATTTCCTTCATCCTTACTATAAATTTCTTTTTTATATAAAATAGCAACTGTTTCTGTCAATTCATCTACTTCACTTTTCTTATCATCTTGTGAAATAAACTCATAAATTTGAGATAAAAGATTTCTTGTTATTTCCATAATTTGTATATTAGTAATAATTCCATTATTCATTAAATTTAAATAAAAACTTGCTAGTGATTTTCTTTTTTCATTAATTTTATTAATTTCACAAAATTTATCATAATCAACACTTGATTCCACGTATTCAATATTATTAAATAAGTCAGTAAATTGATTAAAATTATTTTCAAATGTAGATTTAAGAATTATATATTTAGAAGATAAATCAGCATATAATTCTGCATAAATTTTAGAATAAAATCTATTAGTGGATGCAATCTCAAAAATAGCTGCACTAAAATGAGACATATCTTCAGAATTAATATTATCTTGGCATAATTTTTCAATTATTTCCATAATTTTATTTCTCATATCAATATAATTTTTATCCGTTAATTTATTCAAATAGGTACGAACCATATCAATTTGAGCATCAATACCAATTTTTTCATCAATTTTAGTAGTTTGGAAAGTTCGAATAGCTTCCCAATCATCCTCATTTATTATTTCTAATGCTTTACCACGCTTACCTTTTTTAAAGGTTTCTTTTAATGGTGTGGGTTCAAATTTCATAGGATTTTCTCGTTTTTTAAATACAGGTGTTCTTACATAATCTGGAGACCCAACTTGTAATGATAAATTAGATATAATTTCAAGTGTTTCATCTGGTAATTTATAGTCAAAACCATTAAAAAGTATAGAATTAAAATTATCTAAAGAATATCTTTGAATCTTTGTTACCATTCCAATATATATTTAATACCTCCTATAATATTTATATCAATTTTTTATATATTATAATATTTATAAATTCACTTAAATACATTTAGTGATAATATTATATAATGACAACTACAAATTCAGAAGTTATCGAAGCTATAAACGAAGAAAATAATAATTCTTCGTATGAAATAAATTCTTGGGATGATTTAGAAATAAATCCCAATTTATTGAGAGGAATTTTTGCATATGGATTTGAAAAACCTAGTCCTATTCAACAAAAAGCTATTAAACCAATTATTTTAGGTAAAGATGTTGTTGCACAGGCTCAATCAGGAACAGGAAAAACTGCTACATTTACTATTGGTGCATTAGCAAATGTAGATGTTACTAATAATTCTACTCAAGTATTAGTATTATCCCCAACCAAAGAACTAACTATACAAACAGCAAAAGTTTTTGAAAGTTTAGGAAATATGTTAGATGGATTAAAAGTTCAAAGTTTATATGGTGGGTCTATCATTGAAGAAGGAAGTAGTTTTTCAAATAAAAATATTCCTCATGTAATTTGTGGTTGTCCAGGACGAGTATTTGATATGATGCGTAGAGATAAAATTTCTTCAAAAAAAATAAAAACTATTATACTGGATGAAGCTGATGAAATGTTATCAACAGGATTTAAAGACCAAGTTTATAATATATTTCAATATTTAAATAATGATATTCAAGTTATTTTAGTTAGTGCTACTTTACCTGATAGTATACATTATATAATTAGTAAAATAATGCGTAATCCAGTTAAAATTTCAGTAAGACGCGAAATGTTAACTCTTGAGGGAATAAAACAATTTTTTATTGCTGTAGATGATGATAGACAAAAATATGCTACATTAAAAGACCTTTTTTCTTATTTATCTATTGCACAATGTATTATTTATTGTAATAGTATTAAGAGAGTCCAAGATTTATATGAAGCTATGAAAGAAGATGAATTTCCTGTATGTAGAATTCATAGTAATATGGATAAATCCGAGAGAGAAAATGCATTTAATGATTTTAGATTTGGGAAATCACGTGTTTTAATATCATCTAATGTAACTGCACGTGGAATTGATATACAACAAGTTAATATTGTTATTAATTTTGATTTACCTAAATGTGTTAATACCTATTTACATAGAATTGGAAGGAGTGGAAGATGGGGAAGAAAAGGTGTTGGTATTAATTTTATAACAAGACGTGATGTAATAAAAATGAAGGAAATAGAATCCCATTATTCAACCCAAATAACAGAAATGCCATCTGAACTTGGATTTTTAGCTAATGTATAAATTCGTATAAAAATTTCATTATATTTCTAATGTTATACTAAATATAATGAACATTGATTCAAATTCATCTATAATAGAAAAGTTAAATAATCATTTTAAATTACCAATTTATTATAATAATGAAAAAATGGAACTTAATAAAAATATTATAACTGATTTAGAACTTATTTCAACAGTAGATGAATCTAATAATTCTATTTATTCCTATTGTTTTAATAATAATAATTCTATATCATTACATATTACAGAACAAATATCTCAATATTATACAACTGATATTTCTTTTTTAAAAGATAATCAAAAACTTTTAAAGGAATACCAACGGGATGAAACAAAATATACAAATTATTCTACCGATTATCAAAATATAATTAATATTTGGAAAGAATTAAAAATGGAAAATGGTTTTAAAGAAAAATATTATTATGTAGATTGGGAATTATTTGAATGTTTAAACACATCTGAATTTTTTTTACAATTTGTAAGTATTTATAATCTTTTTTCACCTATTTTTTCTTTAATGATTCCCATTATTATTTTAATTATTCCATTTTTTATTTTAAGAATGAAAGGTTTACCTCTAACAATAAGTGAATATATTGATGTATTAAAAATTGTTGCACAAACCAATGCTATTGGAAAATTATTTACAGTAAATTTTGAAAGTATTTCTTTTCAAGAACAATTATATATTTTTATTTCAGCAGCGTTGTATTTATTTTCAATTTATCAAAATGTAATGATTTGTATAAGATTTAATAATAATATGAAATTAATTCATGATAATTTTAAAGAAATTCACTTTTATCTAGAAAAAACTTTAATTAGAATGAATAATTATCTTTTATATTCAGAAAATTTAAATACTCATAAATTATTTAATGAAAATTTAAAAATAAAAATACAACTGCTTGAAAGTATAAATTTAAAAATAAAATCTATTTCGCCTTATTGTCTATATAATATTAGTAAGATTCAAGAAATAGGTAAAATTTTAAAGTATTTTTATGAACTTCATAGTAATATGGAATATGAAGATGTAATGTTATATTCTTTAGGATTTAATGGTTATATTGATTGCATAGAAGGTCTTCAAAATAATATAAAAGAGAGAAAAATAAATTTTGCTGAAATAATGAATGGAAATAAAAAAAGTTTTTTAAAGAAAAGTTATTATGCATGTTTAAAAGATAATCATCCTGTCAAAAATACAATTAAATTTGATAAGAATTTAATAATAACTGGACCAAATGCTTCTGGGAAAACAACTATACTTAAGTCAACATTAATAAATATATTATTAACACAACAATTTGGTTGTGGATTTTATGAATCTGCTAAATTTAATCCATTTAAATTTATTCATTGTTATTTAAATATACCAGATACATCAGGGAGAGATAGTCTTTTTCAAGCAGAAGCTCGTAGATGTAAAGAAATTATTGACATTATTGAATTGAATAAAAAAGAAACCCATTTTTGTGTATTTGATGAATTATATTCCGGGACAAATCCAGATGAAGCAGAAATAAGTGCAATTGCGTTTATGCAATATCTTCAAAAATATAAAAATGTAATGAGCATGTTAACAACACACTTTATAAAAGTTTGTAAAAAATTAGATAAAATAGATACAATTCAAAATTGTAAAATGGTTTCAAAAAAAATAAATAAAAAAATAAAATATACATTTTTATTAAAAAATGGTATTTCTCAAATTAAAGGTGGAATAAATATTTTAACAGAAATGAATTATCCAAAGGAAATAATAGATAGTACATTTAACAAAAAATATTATAAGTAAAGGTTTATTAACTAAAGATATTACAAACTATTAAATTTTATATTTAAATATAATATGAAAGAATTTGTTTTATATATATTTTATTATGACCTCTTTTACTATTTTATACATAGATTACTTCATACAAAATATTTATATATAATTCATAAATTACATCATAAAAAAAATATTCCAGATTTTTATGATTATTATAATGTTCATTTAATAGAAATACCAATTACAAGTATAGGAATATTTTTTGCAATTTATTTATTTAAATTATATATTTACCAATTAATATATGCAATTATATTTATAAATATTCGTGGAATATTAAGCCATGATAAAAAATTTGTTTATTTAGTTGGAAATCATCATTTAATTCATCATCAATATTATAAATGTAATTATGGAGAATATTGGTTAGATTATTTATTTGGAACAATTTATAATAATAAATTAAAAGAATAATTCGTTAATTAAAAAATTAATTAATATTATCTTTTTGTAATAAAATGACATCCATATTTGATTTATTTAATCCAAGTTTTTTAATGTTTTTAGGAATATTAGTACTGGTAGTAGCTCTAATCGTTATTTATTTTGAGAGTAAAATGAGAGACCAAAATCATAAAATAGCCTCTATGCTCAGTCTAGTTTCTACTTTAGCAGAAGATTTAAATGGTGTTAAAATGGGTATAAATCATTTAGCTATAACAAGATTTGGTGAACCAATATTAAAACCTTTAGACCAAGATAATACTGTTTTTCATAATAAAGATTTACATGAGTTGATTGAAGTTTCGGATAATGAAGAGGAAGAAGATGAAGAGGAAGAAGAGGAAGAGGAAGAGGAAGAAGAGGAAGAAGAGGAAGAGGAAGAGGAAGAGGAGGAAGAGGAAGATGATGAAGAAAATAATTCTTGTTATAATGACGATGAATCATATAAAGAGCTTAATGAAGAAGCTATAAATGAAGATATAAAAGTTTTAAAATTAAATATTTTAAATGAAATAGAAAATAATGAAAATAAAGAATTTAATACTGAAGAATTAGATGATTTAGAAGATTTAGAAAATGATACTAAATTTTTTGGAAACCAATTAATTCAAGAGGATGAATTTAAAAATTCAGAATTATTTACTCCTAATTATGATTTTAAAACAGTAAATATTAATTTAGAAGATATTACTGATTATAAAAAACTTCCTTTGATTAAATTAAGAAATATTGTAACTGAAAAAGGATTATCTTCTGATGCTTCAAAATTTAACAAAAATAAATTACTAAAATTGCTTGGAGTAGAATAAGAATTTTTTTAAAAATTTTTATTATAAATATAGAATATAAGAATGTCAAGTTTATCTTGTAATAATAATGATAATTCCAAAAAATATGGGTGGGAAAATTGTTATTCAGGCAGTCATAATTATAATTTTAATTTTCCCCCACTTATGGCAGATGGAAGAAATTGGGCTTCTTGGCAGCCAGAGGCTGTTATAAATGAAAGAATTCAAAAACAAGAAGGAATAACAAATAATTGGAAATATAGACAATATTTACAAAATCATGCAGTAAAAATTATGAATTTTAATAATTTAGAGGCTTGTTATGATTTAGGTTTAGACCCTCATGTTAAAACAGATAGAACACCTTCGGATAATGTACCATTTAAATTTAAAGGAATTTTTGATAAAAATAAACCTGGTTATGGATATTGTAATAGTGATTTAAAAAATCCATATTTAACTAGTGAACAATTAAATTCACGTTTAATAGCTCCTATAATAAATCCTGAAAATTATCAAAATTTAGTACCCGGTGTAAAAATGTAAATAGATAAAAATAATAATATAATAATAAGTTATTATAATTTAGTATTATAATGAAAGTATTGAGTATTGATGTTGGAATTAAAAATTTAGCATTTTGTCTTTTTGAAAAACCCATATGCCTCGAACATTATAAAATTACAAAATGGGATATTATTGATTTATCTGAAAAAGAAGATATAATAAAATGTGAATTTTTAGAAAAAAATAGTATTTGTAATAAACCAGCAAAATTTAAAAATAATAATAATTGTTTTTGTTTAAAACATTCAAAAAAACAACCATTGCAAATTCCAACATCAGAACAAAAACCATCTTTTATTAATAAACAAAAAATTCAAAAACTTTATGAAATTGCGGATTGTCATCATATTAAATATGAATCAAAAGTTAAAAAAATAGATTTAGTAGAAATAATTAATAATTATATAGGTAATCACTATTTAGAAACAATAGAAAGTAAGAAAGCTCAAGACGTAGATTTATTTAATATAGGAATTAATATTAAAACAAAATTTAATAAATATTTCGAATCAGAAGAAAAAATTGATTATGTAATAATTGAAAATCAAATTAGTCCTATTGCTACAAGAATGAAAACCATTCAAGGAATGATTGTACAATATTTTATAATGTCAAATATTAAAGTAGACCATATAGAATTTATATCTGCATCTAACAAATTAAAAGATTGCCCAATGAAAGATAAGAAAAAATACAGTGATAGAAAAAAATTAGGTATTTCTAAATGTTTAGAAATGATTACAACAGATTTTCGTTTTCATGAAAAACTAGATTATTTTCAACATCATAAAAAAAAAGATGATTTATCAGATTCATTTTTGCAAGGAATTTGGTTTATTAATAATAAAAAAATATAACTATTAAATTATTAATTTTCAATATTTTGAATAATTTAAAAATAAATATTTAATTATTCGTAATACTTAAAATTAAATGTTCTATTTAATGAATAGATATAATGGCAGATATTATTGAAATTTCTGAATTAGAATTAAATGATAATGATTTTAGTAGAACCAGTAAATCTACTAACTTTGGTGGTGGGTTAGAGCTTCTAATGAATGATAAAGTTAAGGAAAATAGTAAATTAAGCAGTGATATTGATTTAGAAGATTTAAATAATTTAGAGAATGAATTAAATGATTTAGTAGAAGATATTCCTAATAGTAATTATAAACCAAAATCGGATTTTTTTAATAAACCTAGTGTATCTTTTGAGGAATCTAATATAAAATTAAATCTTGGAAATGAAAATTCACTTGGACAATCTACCCTTCAAACAGAAAATGATAATAAATCATGGGATGGATATGGAAAATTTAATAATATTCCTTTAAACCCAGATTCTACAATACCATTAGAACCAAAAATGTCGAAAGATGAACAATTAAGAGAAAAATTCAAATATTTAAGAAAATTAGAAGGATTAGAAAAAAAAGGAGTTGAATTATCAAAAAAATATAGTATGGAATCATCATTACACGAAATGATTGGTGAATATGAAACAATTATGGAAGAAAAATCTAAACAAAATTCTGTTAAATTTCAAGGAAATATGTTAATGGCGATTATTAATGGAATAGAATTTTTAAATGGAAAATTTGACCCATTCGATATTAAATTAGATGGTTGGAGTGAACAAATTCAAGAAAATATAAATGATTATGATGATATATTTGGAGAACTACATGAAAAATATAAGAGCAAAGCATCTATGGCTCCTGAATTAAAATTACTTTTTCAGTTAGGTGGAAGTGCAATGATGGTTCATATGACTAATACTATGTTTAAATCAGCTATGCCAGGTATGGATGATATTTTACGACAAAACCCAGATTTAATGCGTTCTTTTCAAACCGCTGCAGTTAATTCTATGGCAAATTCTAATCCAGGATTTTCCGGATTTATGGGTGGAATTATGAATCCTGAACCAACTGTATCTAGAGGAATGGGCCCTCCTCCTCCATTAGCTACACAAGGACCTAATTCTATCCCTCCACAACAAGGAAGACCAGGAAATAACAACTACGCTTCAAGACCTGATTTAAATTTAAGTCGTAGTAATTATACGGATGATGGTATTAGTTTAAGAGAAAATTATGAAAGACCTGATTTACAAGATAGAACAAGTAGACGACAACCAAATAGACCTGAAATGAAAGGGCCATCCGATATTTCAGATATTCTCTCTGGTTTAAAAACAAAGACAATTAATATTCAAGAACCAATTACTATGCAACCATCTAATAATACAAATGATAATAGTACTATAAGTATTAGTGATTTAAAAGATTTACAATCAGATGGGAATTTACCAAAACGTAGTTATAGACGTAAGAAATCAGCTAGTAATACTGTATCATTAGATATATAAAAAAAAATAATAATATTAAATTTAATATATAAAATAAAATATATAAAATAATAATTCTTAAATAAAATATTATTATTTTTTAAATTAATTTGTCCATTTGGGTCCATAACCTAGTAGACCATATCTACTAAAATAACCTCTTTGGCCTGGTACGTATCCTGCAAAACCTCTTCCATTATTATAACCAAAACTTCCTAATAATGATAACGGTCCAGTATTATAACCAACATTATATCCTTCTTTTATAGAAATAGAGTTTATAAATCGAAGAATTAATAAACAAAATAAAAATAAAAACGCACAAAATATCCATCTTTTCATATTATTTGCCATATAAATACTGTTTAGAAATTAATTCATTTAACATATATAATCTCTAAATGTTTTTTATTTTATTTTATTCTACAGTTACAACTTTTGCCAAATTTTTTGGTTTATCAGGATTTATATTTTTATTTATAGATAAATAATAAGCCATTAATTGTAAAGGAATAATTCCAAGCAAAGATGCATATGTTTTATTTTCTGGAATTAATATTATATCTGTATTTATATCATTTATTATTAAATTATCTTTTAAAATAGAATCATTATTTGTTATAAAAATAATTGGAGAGTTTCTAGATTTTACTTCTTGATAACAATTGATTGTTTTAGTACTATGAATTTGGTCTAAATTCAATATTAATACAGGAAATGTTTCATCTAGTAAAGCAAATGGACCATGTTTTAAGGAGCTTGATGAATAACCTTCAGAATGTATATATGATATTTCTTTTATTTTTAATGAACCTTCTTTTGCTATACATTCATCACTACCTTTACCTAATATAAACATATTGTTTGAAGTTATTTTTTTACAAATTGAAATTACTTTCTCTTGGCAATCATTTATGGTATTTAATATATCATTAGATAGGTTATGGAGGTCTGAAATCATTCTTAATCTATTTTTATAACTTAAATCAAATAATTGAGCAAACCAAATAGATATCATTGATAAACAAACTACTTGACTAGTAAATGCTTTAGTTGATGCAACTCCTACTTCTTTACCAGCATTACAATAGATTCCGCAATCAACTTCTCTTGCTATTAATGAATCAACGACATTTATAATACCTATAGTCATTATATTTTTATTTTTTGCAATTTCAATACATCTATATAAATCTTTTGTTTCTCCCGATTGTGAAATTAATATAAATAATGTATTTCCTATACGAGGAATATCAAATTCATTAAATTCAGCACCATCAAAAACCTGAATTGTATTAAAATTACAAATTTTTTTTAAAAAATTCATTCCATATAAGCCGGCGTAATAGGATGTTCCACACCCTAATAATATTATATTATTTATTTTCTTAAAATTCTCTGCATTTTCCTCTAATCCACCTAGTTTAACTTCTGATTTATTTTTTATTCTTCCACCTTTATTAATTGAATTTAAAATAACTTCTGGTTGATTATAAATTTCTTTTAATGTCCAATGTAAATATGGAAAAGGAGTTAATTCAGAATCTAATATTGTAACATTTTTTTTTATATAATGATTACTTGTTTTAACTAATATATTTTGTTCTTTTTTTACTATTAAACATATATCATCCGTATTTAAAGTTATATAATTATTTACCATATTACAAAAACCACTTTGTTCAGAAGTTACAATAACTCTATCTTCATTTTGACCAATTAATAATGGAGAACCATTTCTTACACAATATAAAATATTTGGCTCATGAATACTTTGAATTAATAATCCATAAGTTCCTCTTAATTCACTAATGGTTTTTTTAATTGATTCAAAAGTATTTTCAGTAAGTTGAAAATTTAATTCAATTTGATTTATAATAACTTCAGTATCTGTTTGAGAATTAAAAGTAAAACCTTTGTTTATTAAATTTTGTTTTAGTTCATTATAATTTTCAATTATGCCATTATGTACTATAGCAAAATTCCTATTATTAGATAAATGTGGATGAGCGTTTATATCATTTTTTATTCCATGAGTTGCCCATCTGTTATGACCAATTCCTATATTTATATCAATGTTTTTCCCTAAATCAAAAGGATTCTTTTCTAATTTATTTAATGCATCTTCTTCATTTGTAGAAGCAAATTTATTTATATAAATATTTTTATTATTAATAAGAGATATACCGGCTGAATCATAACCTCTATTTTGTAATTGTTTTAAACCATTTATAATTAATTGATATAAATTTTCATTGTTATTATTTAAAATTATTCCAAATATCCCGCACATATTAAAATTAATATATTTTTTTTTATTAAAAATACTGATTTAATTTATCATAATCTTTTGGATTATTAAATTTACATAATTTATGAGTATTATAAGATAAACAACCATTGGATTTGGTACAAATTTCTAAACAATCATTTATTTTTCTAATCCATTTTATATAATTTTCATTTACAACTTTATTGTCATCAGTCTTAATAAATTTATTTTTATTATTTTGTTCCATTTAATATAAATAATAATAATTTATTTAAATAGTTTTTTATTTATTCAAAATTTATTTTTAAATTCAATAAATCTTTATATTTGGTTTCCATTAATTCATTTAGTTTATCTACTTTGATAATTTTATCTTTCTTTAAAATTTCTGAAGTTTCTTGAATATATTCTTTTGCATGTTGAATAATTATGTTGGCACATTTATAAGCATCATCAATTAAATTTACTACCTCATTATCAATCATTTCTTTATATTTTTCACTTAAACTCGGATATATAATATTTTCTCCCATACCATAATAAATAATCATTTTTTCTGCTAATTTTAATGCTTCTTCGAAGTCATTTATTGCTCCAGTAGTTACTGAAATATCATAAAATACTTCTTCTGCAATACGTCCAGCTAATAAAATCATTAAATGTTCAAATAATGCTTCACGAATATAAATATTGCTGGTTGACCCTTCAAATACAGTATATCCTGGACTTTTGGGAGAAGATAAATTAATTACAACTTTGGTAACTTTTGAGTGATGTTTAGATAATATTCCAACCACAGCATGACCCATCTCATGAATTGCAATATGGTCTATTATATCGGTTGTAAATTCATGGTCATTTGGTTGCCAACCCGCCATCATTTTATTTAAAACAAAATCAAAATCTTTATAACAAAACTCTTGTTGGTTATTTCGAAGTGCATTTAACATTGCTTCATTTAAAAGATTTTCAATTTGAGCACCACTAAAACCTTCTGTTACTTCTACTAATTCATTAATTCCTATAGTATCACAATAAGGTTTTCCTTTAATATGAATATTTATAATTGATTTTCTTGTATTTTTATCAGGTAGTCCAATAAATATTTTTTTATCTATTCTACCTGGTCTAATCAATGCTGAATCTAATAAATCTATACGATTAGTAGCTGCTATTAAAAAAATTCCTGTATTATTTTTAAATCCATCTAATTCTACTAATAAAGAATTTAATGTACTATCTCTTTCATTTGAAGAAGATTCACCATCGGATGACCTTTTTCTACCCAAAGCATCAATTTCATCAATAAATATTATACAAGGAATATTTTTCTTTGCTAAATCAAATAATTCCTTTATCCTTGTAGAACCTATACCAACATATTTTTCTTGAAAATCAGAACCAGATATTGGTATAAAACTACATTTTGCTTCACCTGCTAATGCTTTTGCTAAAAGAGTTTTTCCTGTACCTGGAGGACCCTCTAAAATTAATCCTTTGGGAATTCTAACATTATATTTTAAATATTTTGGATAATTTTTTAATATATCTACACATTGTAATAATTCTTGTTTAATATTATCATATCCACCAATATCTTTAAATAAAATATTAAAATTTTTTATAACTTCAAAATTTTTTGATTTAGAATTTGGTTTTTCTACATAAACTTTTCTTCCAGTCTCCTCATCTTCTTCAAAATTTCCACTAATTTCATTATCTTGATTCGATTCATCATCAATTTCAATTCCAAGGGATTGTAAAAAACTGGATTTATTTAAATAAATCCTTAATCTTGGTATCTCTGAAAATGAATTATTATTATTTTCATAATTAATATTATTGTTATCAATTAAATATTCATTTTCTCCTAAAATTGCATTATTTTGTATGGTTTTATTTTTGGAATTTAATTTTTTTAATTCTTCAACAAAAGATTGTCTAATTAATGGATATTTTTTAATATGATTATTATGAACATTATTATCTGTTTGATTATTTTTTTGAATTAATTGATTAAAATATTTTCGTGCAAAAGGATTATAATTTTTTTTTTCAGTATTAATATTTACTGTATTTTTAATATTTTTAAAAATAAAAGAATTAGAAAAAGAAAAGAAAGTTATGTAAAAAAAATTAAATAATAATTTATAGTACATTTTAATTAATTATAAGATAGTTTTTAAATAATAATTTTATAACATTTCTGGATTTATATAATTTTTCCAATTTTGTTTAAATTCTTTTATAAATGCAAAAAATGGAGTATTATTTTTATTATAAAGAAGAGAATTATGAATTAATTTTAAATTACCAATTAAACTATCTTTATTTATATGTAACCAAATTATAAATAAAATAAAGAGAAAAATAGTAAAATAAATGTCTTTCAGTGTAATATTATTTTTTCTTAAATAATAAAGAGGAACTATTTTTAAAAATATATTTATAATTATAAAATAAATTATACTTTCTCTACTTGAACTATATAAAAACATCATTATTAACATAACAAAATTTTCCAACAAGCTTACTAATATAGCAAATTTGGGTGAATATAAAATCCATTTTAATTTATAAATTATAAACCATAAAAAAATCCAATAAGAAAAAATCATATCCAAACGTAATTTAACCATTTATATATAAAAACAATTTTTAAATTAAGTTTAATAAAATATTTATTTTTAATATAGTAAATTATTAATGTTATCTAGACAAAGAAAGAATAATGAGAGATTTACAAATATTAATGACAAAATTAATCAAAATAAAAATAGTTTTAATTTAATGACTACATGTAATAAAGGAGGAATTAAAATTAAAGAAGATGGGAAGATTTATTCGGCAAATCCTTTTGAGGGTATAAATCCATTTAGCAATCCTAATCCAAATGAAGATAAAATGACTAATTTTAATTATAACAATTCTTCCTATGAAAAACTTGATTTAAATATTAATAATTATTCTCGAGAAGAATTATTTTCATTATTTGGTTTAAAAAATAAAAGTCTTTCAGAAGATATTATGAAAGAATGTAAAAAAATTGTTTTGAAAACACATCCTGATAAGTCTCATATTGATGAAAAATATTTTATTTTTTTCTCTACTGCATATAAAAAATTATTAGGAATATATGAATTTCAAAATAAAACAAATAGTAAAAAAATAACTGATACTAATGAATATTACGATAATAATAATGTTACCTTATTAGATAAAGTTTTTGATACAAAAAAAGATTTAAAAGACCCAAAAAATTTTAATTCTTGGTTTAATGAACAATTTGAAAAACATAAATTAGACGATTCAAATGAATCTGGATATGGAAGTTGGTTAAAATCAGATGAAGATATTGTTTATTTACCAAATATAACGAAAGCTAATATGGCATCCGAAATTGAAAAAAGAAAAAAACAAGTACAAAGTTTAACTAAATATAATGGGGTAAGAGACCAATATGCTTCTACCTTTGGTGGTTCAGCTTTAATGTCTTACGATAGTAATTTTTCTTCTGGTACTTTATTTAGTAATGACGGAATTGGTTATACTGATTTACGTCAAGCATATGTTGAATCTGTTATACCAGTTACTGAAGAAGACTTTCATAAAACAAAACAATTTAAAAGTATTGACGAATATAAACGTCATCGTGAAACGATTGATTTAAATCCTATTAATAAAGAAGAAGCAATGCGTCAATTATACCAAGAAAATAAACAAAAAGATGAAGAATCAACAGCTTTAGCTTTTTATTATGCACAACAGGCAGAAAAGGCGAAAAAAAATCAAGAAAATTTTTGGTCAGGTTTAAAACAATTAACTAATTGGTAAAAATAAAGGATTTATAGAAAATTAAACAATATAAAGGTAATAAAACTATATAAATAATAAATTATGAAGATTAATAATATATTATTTATATTTCCATTTATAAAATTATTTTCTTATAGTAAAAGATTATTTACAACTATTAAAAATTATAATAAACCAATATGTGCAAATTGTAAATTTTATAAACCAGAAAATTATAATAATTATTATTCAACCTTTAATAAATGTGTTAAATTTGGAGAAAAAAATTTGGAGAATGGAAATATTAATTATGTTATTATAAAAAACTGTCGCAATGATATAACAAAATGTGGCGAAGATGGTACAGAATATGAAAAAGAAAATAATTTATTATTAAAAAAAATAAATCATCATTTTTCACGATTTTTTTTTATTTATTTTGTTTATATTTTATCATTTATATTATATAAAAATTTTTTATTATAATAAATAACCAATTATTGAATAATTAATTATTGATGATTGATTAATATAAAACAATCTTATTTAAATATATTAAAATAAATATGGAGAGAAATCTATTTGAAAAAGAAGGATTTATTTTTTCACTAGTTAAAAAAAATAACTATAAAATTAATTTTAGTATGGAAAATAATAATATTATTTTATCTAAAATTGTAGATTTTAATTTAATTAAGCTTATTTATGATTTAAATGCTGATATATATGAAAAAGTTGATTTAAAACAAATAAATGAAAATGAAGCTGAAGTTTCTATTCTTATTCAAAATATTTTTGAAGAACTAGGATTACCTCAAAAATTTTCTTATTTACAAATGAAAAGAAAAGTAGAAAATAATAAAATTTTTTTTTATTCCAATTCTATTCAAGGTATTCGCCCAGAAAATATACCATTAGATGCCGAATTATTAGAAGTTGATTTTATAAGTTGTTTATGTAATATTATAACTCCACATAAAATAAATTTTGAGTTTAATATAATATTTAATACAAATATTTTTATACCAGCTTTTATTGAAAAAATGGTTGGAATTATTTTATATAAAATATTTAAACGTGTAAAACTATTTATAGAAAATGTTTGAATATAATATAATATAATAAATGTTGGAAATAAAAAAAAATATATTTTTTTTAAGCTTTTTTATAAAAGAAATAATCTTTATAATAAAAATATTGTATATTTTTATTTCAGAAATTATTTTATATTATTTTTTTAGAAATTATTCCTCTTTTATAGATAGACTTTCCTATCGTTTAGCATCTGTTAATATATTATATATTAAATTATTTCAAGCAATTTCATTTAATAATTGTTTTATTGATGATAAAACAAATAATAAATTATTATATTTTACTGATAATGCACCATGGAATTATTCAGATATAAATTTTAATGATTTAATTCAGATTGTAAATGATTATAATCTTTGTTTGGAAGATGGTTTTGAAAAACCAATAAATTCAGGAATGATTTCTTTAGTTTATAAAGCATATGATAAAGAAACCAAGGAATTAAAAATTATCAAAATAAAAAGAAATAATATTGATATCAAATTAAACGATGCACTTAATAATATAAAAACAATTATTTATTTGTTGTCATTAATACCTATATTTAATAAATATAAAATTGACGAAACAATAATAAGAAATTTGGAAATAATTAGAAGTCAAACCAATTTTCAAGATGAAATAAATAATATGATTAAAATGAAAAATAATTGTAAACATTTAAAATATGTTAAAATACCTAATGTAAATAAAGAAGTAACTGAAATTTACCCTAATGTTATTTTAATGGAATTAATTGAAGGTATAAAAATGAATAATTTATTAGAAGAGGATTATTTTATTTTTGCAAAACAAGTTATTAAATTCGGATTAGTTACTTCAATAATTCACGGATTTACACATGGAGATTTACATGCAGGTAATATATTATTTATAAAAGAGGAAAATGAAGAAAAATATCCTTATAAGATAGGCATAATTGATTTTGGTATAGTATATGAAATAGATAATAATTTTAAAAATTCAATATTTGAAATATTAACAGAAATATTTATAGAAGACCCTTTTATAACTTCTGAAAAAATTTTAAATTCAGGAATTTTAGAACCAAAAGATATAAAAAATTATTTACCAAAAGAACATTATGAAAATATTTTAAATTTTACAAGAGAAATAATTATTGAATCAATCCAAAATTCTAAATTAGCAAACCAAATACAAATTTATAAATTTTTATTTAAATTTAAAGAATATATATTGAATTCTAAAATTGCCAACCTGGGAATAAAATTAAGTGATAATTTTGTTAAAACCCAACTTATATTATCAATGTCACATGGAATTACATTAACTTTATGTAAGGACAATTATGTTAATTTATTAGATAATATTTTAAATGAATTATTTCATACTAAATTAATTCATGAATAAAAATATATATTATTATACCAATAGTAAGAACGATAAAAAAAGACAAAAGAGAAAGATTAAATTTTTTATATAAAACTGCATAAAAATATCCTATTAAAATTCCTATACATACTTGAATAATGGAATGCATATTAAATGCAACTCTTTGAATTGAAAATATTAATATTATAAATAAACATAACCATAAAGGAATAATTTGGTAAAAATAGAGTAAAAATCCAAATATTGTAATAGTTTCAGCATGAGCTGAAGGCATCCCTATACAATTATTTGTATTTTTAAAGTTACATTTTTTTAAAGGACGATTTATTAATTCTCTATTTAAATATTTTTTACAAAATATTTTTTCTAATCGATTTTGAATAAAATAATGATAAATACATATTAAAAATATAATAATTAACAAAAAATGAAACTTCATTAATATATTCCTATATTAAATTAGTTAAATTTACTATTAAAGAAATATAAAATTATCGTTATTATATTAAATTGAAACTAATTTAATACTAATATTATTAAGTATATTATAATGAATTTTATAATGAATTATTCATTACAATCTAATAATCAAAATCCTACTTTTATTTTTATAGATGGAAGTTACTATTGTTTTCATCGATATTACGCATTATTGCAATGGTGGAAAAATGCTTTTCCGGATGAACCTTTAGAAAACCCCTTTCTTAATAACATATTTGTTGAAAAATTTAATAAAACTTTTGTAGAAAATATACAACAGATACCAAAAAAATTGAAAATTTCTAAAGAAATTCTTCCTATTATTATTGTTGGAAAGGATTGTAAAAGAGAGAATATTTGGCGTAATGAAATATTTAATAAATATAAAACAAATAGGATTTATGATGATAAATTTATGGGAGGACCATTCTTTCAAATGGCATATGAAAAAAATTTATTTGAATTAGGAGGTGCAAAAGCTATACTAAAACATCCGAATTTAGAAGCTGATGACTGTATAGCTATATCCGTAAAATATTTAATAAATAAATTTGCAAACTGTAATATTTATATTATAACTAGTGATAGAGATTATTTACAATTAAACTCCCATAATGTTCAATTATATAACTTATCATTTAAAAATATTGCTGAAAACAAAAATTGTACTGGGGATGCCAAAAAAGATTTAGAAATTAAAATTATTATGGGAGATATTAGTGATAATATTCCATCTATTTTCCCTAAATGTGGTGCTAAAACTGCCTTAAAATGTATAGAAGATAAAATTTTCTTTGAAAAAAAAATGTCTGAAAACTCGAGTTATATTATACAATATGAATTAAATAAAAAATTAATAAATTTTGATTATATACCTCAAAAATTGGTGGATGAATTTTTGGCAGAAATAAATTAAAATCTATTATTTATATAATATGAAAATAATTCCAAATGAATTAATTATTACACTAAATACAAGTATACCTGGATATAATAAAATAAAATATTTTCCTTCTATGACAATAAAATATATAAATAGGGAAGATAATAGAATCCTATTTAACCCCTTAATTAAATTAAATAAATCTATTATTGATAGAGTTCCTGAAAAATATAGAATTAAAGAATTTTTTAATCCTGTATTATTTCAATCTTTAATAAATGAAACTAAATCTATTCCTGACAAAGATTTAAATGAAGCTACAATGGAAGGTTATGTAGATAATAATATTAATATTACTTTAAATACAATATTATATGATAATTCAATTATTTATATAGGAGGTAACCCATATGTAATTATGGATGTACTATGGACAAATGGAGACTGGAAAATAGGAACAAAAAAAATTGAAAAATATAAAGAAAAAATTGCTACAAGTCAGCTTGAAAAATTATCCAAGTCAGAAATCTATGGAATAAATTATAATGAACCTAATACACAAAATGATTATTTTAATTCAAATGATTATCTTAATTCAAATGATTATTTTAATCCAATTAATAAGACGAATGTAATTAAATCTTTAAGGCCACTAATAATAAGTGAAAAATTAACCAATAAAGTTAAATCAATTTTCACAAATAATAAATTTTATAAATTAATTCTTGATATTTATAAAGAAGGAGATTTTGATATAAAAAAAATAATATTTGATTCTACAAATTATTCTTCTAAAAATTTATTAAATAATAATAATTACAATATAAATTTTAATCAAAATTTCTATAATAAATGTGTAAATGAAATAAAAATTATAGAAAATTCTGGAGGTGGAAATTGTTTTTTTATAGCAGTTGCTGATGCAATAAATTATTATAATTATTATAATCAAGATAATAGAATTATTAATAATATTTATGGAATAGGAACTAATATTTTTACCCCCATATATTTAAGAAGTTTAGTCTATGATTTTTTAGAAAATAATATTGAAATAGATGACCTATTAAAAAATATAGCACCAGCAAATGTTAATAATTTAAATAATATTTTTTCAAAAAATTTAAATGTATTAAATCAAACGTTAAGAGAAGAGGGAAATAGTCAAGGAATTAGTATGGAAGACTATTTAGAGTTGGCAAAGGATATTTATAAAAATAATGAAAATTTTTTAGTTGATTCGGTCGAATCCATTCCTTTTGAAATAGAAAATTATGAAAAACCTTTTAAAATAATTCAAAAACAAAATTTAAAAAAATATATTTTAAGTAATAATTATTGGGGAAATTCTTTATCCATATATGCAATTTCCTTTATTCTAAATTTAAATATTATACCTATTACAATAAAAGAAAATAAAGATAATAATTCATTTATTAGTATACCATTTGCAAATTTTGGACAGGAATATAATTCTTGGAATAAATATTTATTTTTATATTATAACAATGCACATTTTAATATAATTTCATTTAATTATAAAGAGAGAAATCAAATTTTAAATAAAAAAATAATTTTTCATCGAAATTCCAAATGGGATTCTTTACCAATATTTATTTTGTTTTCCATTTTTGGAGCTTATTATATGAATATTCGAAATTTTACAGATAAATTAGATTTTACATTTTTACCAGAATTAATGAATAATTTTGAATCAATTATATATGAAAAAATTTTTCCTAAATTAGAATATAAAAATTTTTTTTATCCTACATTCAAATCTTATTTTCCTGTTAGTATATTAAAAACACCTAATATTTTAAATAATGTTTACTCTAATTTAAATAATAATAATTATAATGAAATGATAGGTGGTAATAATTATTTATATAATTTTAAAAAAAATAAAACTACGAATTATCTTGCTTATTATATAAATATAGAATTAGAATTACATCCAGGAACTAGTATTTCACCAGAGGAAATGAAAAACTATAAATGTAAACAAAAATGGAATTCTATAAGAAAAGCTTATGCGAATTTTACAGGTAATCCATATTTAATAACAACTATTAATTCCAAACAATCATTAAAAAAAAATAAAAGAAAATATGGTGGTGTAAAAAAAAATATAACTTGTAAAAATAAATAAATAATTTAAATCTTCAAGGGTGTAAATTATTTATCATAATTAAATTTTTCAAAATCAAATTTAGAATAAGCTTCTTTTTGAGCTTTTCTTTGTTTCTCTCTTTTAGCTTTTTCTAATACTGCTATTGCTGCTGATAATTCTATATCACTTACAACCCCATCTTCATTTGTATCAACTAATTTATGTAAAATTCTATATTTATAAGGAACAATACATAGTGAACTTTCTTCATTAAATAAATATTCTGATAAAATAGTAAAAACAGCTGTTAATCCTAGTGCTGTATAAATATCACGAGTTCCCATCCACGCCATTGCAAAGACTAAAAGTTGTTTACTAACCGACCACTTCATATATTCTTCCGTTGATTTGCTAAATTGGATAGAAATAAATTTTGAACCAACATTCAGTAATATCATAACTATTCCGGCAAAAAATTTACTATTATTTAAATACATAATATGATGATTAAAAAAAGAAATTCCGTTATAAAATGGAGTAAATATAGAAGTTTCTCCTCCTATTTGTTTATTTTGAATAGATTTATTTGTTTCAGTAAAAGAAGTCATTAAATTAACATATTATTATATTTTTATATTATTCCAAATTTTCTAAAAAGATTAGATATATTAGAAGAAGTTTTGTGATAAAATCCCTCTTTTAAAATACGATAATTTCTTAATATTGGTCTATAATATTCACGTATTTTTGGAGTAAAATTTTCTGTTTTATTTAAGGAATTAATATAAGCAAAATATATAATAACAATTATTAAGAATAAAATATAGAATAAAAAATGTTTCATATATATGTTTATTTATAAAATTAAAATCGTGAGGATATACTTGAAAATATAAGATTATCGGTTGGTTCAATTGTATCTAATGGAATACGAGAGCTAGAAGAAACTGGAATTTGATTTGAATTTTTACCTCGTAAAATTGTATTTTCTCTATCGATTATATTAAATCCTTCTTGTCCAATAAATGTTTCTTTAGAACTTAACATATTAGTTGGATAATTACTACCAGGAATATTTAAATTTGGAGTTTGTTTTTTATTCATTAGTGAATTAATAGCATTTTCCGAAGTTAATGAATTTAAACTATAACCTTCTAAAAATCGAATAGAATTATAATTAAACATTATTATAATTAAAAAAACGACAAAAAGTCCTAAATTTTTACTTGAATAACTTATTCCTAAAATAAATAATATTAAAATTGCTCTTCCTAAAGGAGTCACAAATAAAAAATCAAATATTTTAGATTGACTTAATAAAATAACTAAAAATAATGTACTAACAATTCCATACTTCTTTTTATTTAACCAATTAAATTCCATTATATAAATAATAAATTATAAAAATTTATTTTTAAAATTTTAATTTCAGACTGTTTGACAAATTATTATCTAAATTTTTAATAAGAAGAATGTCTTTAGCAATGTTTGCAGCCCCATTTGATGATAATATTGAGTCCTTTACTAATAATTCAGACAATAATTTAATTAATAAAAAACGACAATCACATAATAGAACACAAAAAATGTATTCAAAAGAAAATTTTGATTCAAATAAAGTAAATTCGGTTTTAGAAAAAATACATGGTAATTTAAATAATGATGAGGAAGATGATACAAATAAATTTAGTCCTCCACCAAAATCTGAATCAGCTGGAGTTCAAAAAACTATTCAAAAACAAAATGCAACCGAATCTATGATTAATATGAATATTAATTCTAATACTAATACTGATAATATGTTTAGAACATTAGGAAGAGCTCCTCAACCTAATTATGAAGGTACAGATAATTTAGATTTAAATAATTATAATAATTATGGAGATAGTAAATCTAATGAAGAATATTATAAACAATTAATACCAGGATATAATGCTCAAAAAAATTCTGTAAATAAACCTTATTATAATAATAATTACTTTAGGGAAAATCTTTCCGAATATCCAAATCAAGATATTTTACTTCAAAAATTAAATTATATGATAACTCTTTTAGAGGACCAACAAGATGAAAAAACTAATAATGTTACAGAAGAAGTTGTTTTATATTCATTTTTGGGTATATTTATTATTTTTATTGCAGACACCTTTGTAAGAGTTGGTAAATATGTTAGGTAAATTATAAATTAATTATGTTCAAAAAAATATTCTTGATTACATTTATTTATATATATTTCTTGCTCTTCTTTAGTATTATAAATTTTAAATTCAATATCATTTTTTAAATTATTATCAATATAAGATTTAGGGACTTTATAATTTTTTTTAAATAACCTATAAATATCATTATATTCTTTATTTATACTAATATTATTACTATAAAAAGTAATATTTGTCTCAAATATTTCTTTTAGTTGCTTTTCCCAAATATTAATATTTTTAAATTGAAGTTTTATAAATATTAAATTATCTTTTTGTAAAATATTATATCCTCTATTAAAATCAAAATAATTAAAAGATTCTAAATTATACTCCTTTAAAATATCATTTATTGGATGATACTCTTCTAATATAAAAATAAATTCATTATTAAAAATAGTAATTAAATTTTCTATACTTATATTCTTATAATTTATTCCACAATACATATGAATATTTTGGAAAAAACTAGATATTTTTCTTTCGATAGGATTACGATAACTATCAATAATATAAATTTTTTTATTTTTTTTATTTTTATTTATTGTTTCTATTAATCCATTATAATTAAATTGAATAATAAAATCATTATGAGAGTGTACTTTAATATTTTTTAAATTATTATTTGTTAATGTTTGGGATAATGTGGATGAACCACATTTTCCCCCACATAAAACTATACAATCTAAATAATCTAAATTATCTAAATTATCTAAATTATCTAAATTATCTAAATTATCTAAATTATCTAAATTATCTAAATTATCTAAATTATCTAAATTATCTAAATTATCCATATATATATTTAAAATTAATTAATTAATTATATTAAAACTATTTAAATCAAACTATTTAAGGTATTATAATATTATGGTAAAATATATTATAATTCATAATAAACATGAAGGCTGTTATGATTTTCAATATTATGAAGATGCTGCTACCAAAATGCGATTAACATCTATTACAATTAATCCACCAAAAATTTTTATGTTTGACTCTCTAGAGCAAGCACAAGATTTTTTTGAAGAATATATTAATGATGTAGATGTTATTGATATCCGTTGTAAAAAAGGGGAAGAAGTGGAACATATTGATTATTGTACATGTGGTATAATTGAATTAGACGAGGAAGAAAATCCTATTTTATTTTATAATAAAAAAAATCAAATTTTTTTGATGGAACATGGTCCTCAAATTTTTATTCCTCCACAGGAATTAAAAGAAGATATTAAAAATTTAAATCTTACCAATAGATTAATTCGTAAAGCTAAATCATTAAGTAGAGAACAAAGAAAAAGATATATAGAATTAGGAAAATATTGTGAAGATTGTTCTGTGAATGATAAGAGTGATAGTGAAGAAGTGGAAGAAAATACTGTATTAGAAAATAAAAAAGAACAACAAGAACAATTACAAGATAAAAACGTAGACCTTAAAAATATCACTGAAAAGGATAAAAAAGAAAAAAAGCCTCCAAAGAAAACTATAAAAAAAACATCTAAAGATGTAAATAAACAAAATAATAATAGTGATAAAACTGAAAAATAAAAAAAATTAATTAATAATTAAAACTTTATTTGATTGAAAAGTTGGATAAGCAAAATTATAAAAAAAATAAGCAGTTGGGCTAATAATTAATGGTTTTGTTTTTTGTTTTACATTATTAATTATTATATTATTATCCGATATTTCTTCTATAGCAGCAAAACCAAAATAATTTTCTAAAGATATTTTCCAAAAACTTATTTTAAATCCTTGAATAAATATATTTTCATCTGTATTACATATAGATGCAAAACAACTTAATATTTCTAGTCCTTTTTCAACTTGAACACATGTTTTTCTAAAAAAATATGCTGAAATTATACTATTATCCATTATTATTACATAAATAAAAATATTTTTTGTCTTTATTAATTCTATTATATTTGTAACTTCCGTATTTATAACAATATCAAATTTATTGTAATTTTCTTTTATAAAATCAAATAAACAATGAAAATTATTTTCATTTATTTCTATTAAATTATAAGGAGGAGTTAAATCTATTGGTTTAGTCCATGTAGTTACTGGAAAACCATAGGTATAATAAAAACATAATGGAACAATACCAGTTAATTCTTCCTCTCTCTTAAATAGAGAAATGACAATGTTTTTATTTAAATATCTTTGATTATAATGATGAGTTTGAATTAGTTGGGGAGCTGTTCCTTTTTTTCTATAGGATTTATCTACACATAAATAATCAACATAATATGCAGAGAAATTAGCATTTTTATCATTATTATTAATTAAAATATAAATTGGTCGAGAAGTTATTATACCTATTATTTTTTTATCACTTACCGTTGTTCCATTTTTAATATCTAACAAAAAATTATCTTCATTATAAAATGATAAAAATGTTTTTTGATTATGACATGAAAAATAGGGAATAATATTTTCTTTTTTTGGAGAGAAAATATTGTCTTTATTTACAAGGTAATTACTTCTAATTAAATTTACTAATCTTTGAATTTGTATAGATGTTAAATCGGAATAAAGAAATGTATTTATATTTTTAAAATTAGTATATTTATTTTTTTCAGGTAATAAATGATTAATAATTCCAGGCGGATTCCATATGAAGCCTAAATCATAAACATGAAATACTGGTTGACTAAACCAAAAACCATATTTTAATTTAATATAAAAATATAAGCAAGCAATAAAAATAATAATAAAAATAAAGGAAAATAAAATTATATCAAACATATAATTTAATTTATTTAAAAGTTTATATAAAAAACTAATTTATAAATAATATAAAATTTAAAAATAATAATTTTTATATTATTATTTATATATAAGTTATGTTAAATAACTATATTCAGGCATATGAATATGAATCCAATGTTAATCCTCCTTTAAAAAATATTCCTATTTTTTCAAAAAATATTGAAAATGGAAATTATGGAATAGAATTTATTGATTTTGCTGAAATTTATAACGTTGATTTTAAGGCGACCACTCCAAATTTATTAGCATCTTTTATAAAAATGGAAGGTAATTATGAATTAATTTTAGAAACAAAAAAAAATAAATCTAATTTTAATGCATCTTCACATTTATTTTATATTATGGAAGGAAATTGTGAAATTATTGTTGATAAAGAATCATTTAAAATTTCTAAAAATGATTTATTTATTTGTCCATGCTTTTCTTTAACTAATATTATTAATCATGGAAAACAAGACCTTCAAATTTATTATGTAAATGATAGTCCTTTAGTAAATTATCTTGGTACAATTACTGTTAATAAAATGTTTAAAGCAAGTATTTATTCAGGTAAATATTTACAGGAAAAATTAAATGAATTATCCAATCCTATTAATAATAGGAAAGGTATATTATTAAGTAATAAAGATACTGAAAAAATAGGAATAAATACAATTACTCCTGTTTTATGGTCATTATATAATGAACTTCCACCAAACTCTACACAAAAGGCTCATAAACATAATTCTGTAGCTTTAGATTTATGTATTAGTTGTAATGATAGTGAAAATATTTATACTTTAATTGGAGATGAAATAGATGATGAAGGAAATATTATAAATCCTATAAAGGTAAATTGGGAAAAAGGTAAAATGTTTATAACTCCTCCTGGATTATGGCATACTCATATTAATACTGGAGAAAGTTATGCTTATATTTTACCAATTCAAGATGCAGGACTATTATTGTTTCAAAGAATCTTGGGAATAAAATTTTTGAAATAAATTCCTTTTTATCTAAGCTGGTTTATAAAAAACATATAAATATTGATTTTCATAAGCACATTTAACTAAATCAACTTGAGCATGCATTACAAATCCACAATCTTGAGCAATATTTAATATAGTAGTTGTATCTTCCATATATAATTTTTGTTGTTGTTTACGAACCTTTCCATTATTAAATTTAAATTTTTCTTCAAAAAAAGCTAAATCTGAATCTTTATCTAAATTAAAATTTGCACTATAAATAAAATCTGTAAACGTTACCTTGGTTTTAGTAATTCTTTCTTTAGCGTATTTTTGAGGTGAAACAACATATAATGGATTCCCTGGAGGTAGAATAGGGTCAAATGTTTCTCTATCAACTAAATGAATAATTAAAAATCCTCCTGGCATTAACCAATCCATACAATTATCAAAAAATCGTCTTTTATCTTTTATATAATATATTGTAAAATATAAACATAATATATGTGTTAAAGAATTCATTTTAAATAAATTAGTATCTAGAGCATCACCAACTTTAAATTTATTATTTGGATATTTTTCCTTTGCCTTTTTAATCATAGATGGAGAAATATCTATACCTATAACATTAAGATTTTTGGCAGATATATTAGAAACATGATGTCCTGTTCCACATCCTATATCGGCTATTACACTTTTTGAAGTAGGATTTGTACTATTAATAATGCTACCAATTTCATAATCATTTTTAACACCACTATAAACTAAATAGTCATATATATTTGCATAAAAATCATCATAAACTGAATTTCCTTCTTTATATAAAACTTTATCATCAAATATAAAACCTTCTTTAGTAGGTATAATAGATTTAAAAATAATAATTATAAATAAAAGAAATACTATAAATAGCAATATTTTTCCAATATTAGATAATTTATTGTAAAAATTAAAGGTTGATTTTAATATTTTCATCTATATGTATTGTTGTTATTTTTTTTGTATAAATTTTAATTATATGGCAGATTCACAAATTAATGACATAAGAGGTCCTATAGATTTTAAAGGTATATCTTTTTCAAAATTTAAAAAAACAGATGTTAAGAAGGAATTGCTAAATAATTTAATTAGTTCGAAGATAGAACCAGCATGTTACTGGAGTGCGGAATTAATTTGTGCAGGACATTATGGTGATTTATGGGAAATAATTTTATTTTTTTATACAAAACATATTCATTTAGGCAATCCTAAAATAGCAGCTTATTTAGAACTTCGTATTAAAAATTTTAAAGATATAGTTAATAATGGTTATATTGATAATCAATTAAGAATGAGAAATAGTGACAAAATTAGACATTTATTTTGTGAAATAATGTGTGTACTTTGTGATGCTAAACGAAAACATAGTTTTGATACAATTAAAATTAAAAAGGAAGATTTTGATATATTACAATTAAGAGATAAATTTAAAGCACCTAATAATAAATATGCAGAGGAAGTTTTTTTAAAAGAAGACCCAAAAGAATTATTTCCTGCCGTTAATGAAATAGCATATAATATTTCAGAAGATAGTAAAAATATAATGAATGCCTGCTATTGGGTTGAATGGATTATAGAATTTGAAAATTTTTGTAAAGATAAAAGAGAGAAAATATTTTGCGAAAGAAGAAATTTTTCAAAAGTAGATTCAAAATTTCAAAAAGATATAATATGGATTTTATGGGATTTATTTTTAAAAGAATCTTCTAAACGTTCTAAATTTATAAAAAAAACAATGGATGCTTTAATGACATTATTTACTCTTAGATATATTCCTGGTTGTTATAAAAAGAGAAGAAATATTCTTTACTTTGCAATGAGTCTTTTATGTGAAAATAATATAAGTAATGAAGAAATAATTAGACCTTCTCAAAAAGAAATGGTAAGTAATATTTTAAAAAAAATAGATTCAGTTTATATACAGATTAAAGTAAATGAACATTCTCCTGGAACAGAATATTTATTTAAAGATGTAAAGTCTTATAATCTTGAAAAAACAATTGAAAAGTTAGAAAAGATGAATTCGTTTGGAGAGAGTTTTATACCGCGTATATAATAAAAAATAAAAAATAAAAAATAAAAATAAAAATTATTATATTATTTATATTAATATATATGGTTAAAGCATCTTTTAAAAGAAATAAAAAAATAATGAATGTTAATAATAAAACTCTTAAAGATTATAAAACAAAAGGATTACCATTAATTATAAATTTTCAAAAAGAAATAACTTTGGTATTTTTAGAAGTACTTTTAATGATTAAATTATATCATTGGAAAACCAAAAGTTATGCTACACATAAAGCAACTAATGAATTATATGATAAATTTAATGATAATTTAGATAGATTCATAGAAGTTCTTCTAGGAAAAACTAATATTAGAATTGAAATGACAAATAAGAAAAATTTTAAATTAATTGATTGTTATTCACAGATGGATTTAATTAATCATATGTTAGGTTTTAAAATGTATTTAGTTAATTTAGATAATAATAAAGCTCTCTCTTCTATGAGAAATACTGATTTATTTACAATAAGAGATGAAATTTTAGCAGATGTTAATCAATTTTTATATTTACTTTCTTTTCACTAAACATGCGCATTTATAATAAAAAATAATATATTTATTTTTATTATAATGGATAATTCAAATAGTTTGACTAATTCTATATTACAATCAAATTCTTCCATTCCTTCTTTAACTACTAGTTCTAATACAGAATTTTCTTCCGGAGATAATTCTGGATTTTTGGGATTTTTTAAAAGTATTAATCTTACAACTTGGTTATTAATTATTTTTATCTTGGCTTTTTTAGGATTCAATATTTTTGTTTATTTAGCTAAAGGTACACAAGAAATTACTGATTTATTTGCACCTCTTTTAGAAAAAGTTTTTGGAACAGCTATTGTAACTACTGGAAATGTAGTTGATGTTTCAGCTGAAGGAGCAAAAGCTATAGTAGGGGGAACTGCCAATGTTATTGATAAAGGTTTAACTGAAATTCAAAATATTACTCCCAATGGCTCTTTATCTACTTTAAATTCACAAAGTATTCAATCCACTATTCCCCAAATAAATTCCGTTGAAAATACTTCTTTAAATAGAGCATTAAATAATTCTAAACAAGCTCAACAAGAAAATAATAATGAATATCAGGCAAATGAGGCATCAAGTTCAATTAATTTTTCTGGAAAATCAGGATGGTGTTATATTGGTGAAGACCGCGGCTTTAGAAGTTGTGCTGAAGTTGGTGTAAATGACCAATGTATGTCAGGAGATATTTTTCCAACAAATGAAATTTGTATTAATCCTAATTTAAGAGCATAATTTTTTGGTTTTTAAATTCAATAATTAATTTTTATTTTTATTTTTATGTTATAATTGGTGAATAAACTAAATTCGATGGTTGAGACTCAATATTTTTACTTTTTGCAATAATAAAATAGGTATTTTCTGTTGAAGTTAAATTAATATTGCTTGAAAATTCTGTAAAAGATAAATTCAAAATTAATTTTCCGTTTTCATATATATTATAGCTTGATATTGGAATACATTTATTTTCTGTATTTGTCCAGTTTAATGTTGCAGAAGAGTTAGTTAAATTATTTAATGTTAAAACTGGAGCACCTGGTTTTAATGCGCTTACAAAATTTTTATAACCAACAGGCCATTTTGTTCCACTATTATTCATTATATATCTTGATTTTGGATACCAAGTTTTTATCCTTGGATTCCAACATAAATCAACTGGGCGTCCTGGAACATCTGAACAATAATTGGGAAAACATAATGGTGCAAATGAACCTGTTTTTAAAATTTGCCCTGTGCATTGGTTTGCATAGGTTCCGCATACTAAAGCTCCACCATCAATAACAGTATTATTAGAACAATCAAAAGGACTTTTTACATTATATTGAAAAGGTCCTGAAATATTATTAGGTTTATTTAAAATTTGATTAGGAAAAGGGTATGTTTCATAATTGACTCTTTTTAAATAAGTAGTATTTGGATTTGTATAGGTTTGGCTTTGAGTTGCAAAAACCTTTGTTCTATTTGGTCCTAATCCTTTTGCTAATTTACTATATTTTTGATTTTTTGTTAAACAGGAACTATTTGCCTTATATTGCAAGATATTTCCCTTATATAATAATTTTTCTTTATAATTTGCTTGTGCTTGTGAAACAGTTTCATTAGTTAAGGGAATAAAGGCTTCTTTATAGTTACTATTAGGTACTATATAGGTACATTTATCTTGAACTCTAGACCAAACTCTTTCTGGTAAAGGTAAATAATAATAATTTGTTGTCATATATATATAGATTATTTATTACTAAAATAATCTATATAAAATTATTCTAAAAATTTCCGTCCCTTTGTCCATAGGGATTGTAGGAATCTCCAGAGCCATAAAAGAACCAACGCAAAGATAAATAATTATACATACTATCGGATACTCCATTTTTACCAATCATTTTGGTATTTGGACCATTAGATGCTATTCTTTGAATTGCAGCTGTACCTAAAGCATAATTATAATACCATAAATTTGATATATAGCCATTAAACCCTCCATTCATAGCAACAAAAACATCGCCATAATTTTGTTTAGGGACTCCAACTAAATTTATACTTCTTGATATAGTTCCATTGATATAAACATCTAGGGTTGTATTTTGACAACGTATAATTATATTAACCCATTTATTTATAGGTATGTCAGGTATAATTATTTCTTCATTAATTACATTAAAGGTATTCATCATAAGAACAAGTGAATTTGTATTTGGAGCTATATATAGACCTGGAGCATTATTAGGATATATTAATCCATTCTCTTGAATATTACTATTTCCTTTACTAAATATATGTTTATAGGAATTTTCATTTCCAGAATATAAATTATTTATAAAAATCCATAATGACCAAGTAAATTCAATTCCTTCATTTTCATTTACTGACCTATATATTGTTACTGCACCGTTATTACTAGGGTCTTGTTGATATACTATCATTTGAGATGCATCTACCATACCGTCCATTAAATGAGGTGATTCATTTGGTTTAAAAACATAAGAAATAATAGAAATACCAATTCTTAATAAAATAATAAATGCAAAAATAACTAGTAATAAAAAAGCAAATTTAGCTACTAAACTATTTGACTCTAAAAAAGCTCGAGGACCAAAACTTCCTCTTTCTGATGTAGAAAATGAATTAAATGCGCCATTATCACTCATTATATATATATTAAATAAATAAGAAAAAATATTAAGTTTAGTAATTTAAATTGTTATACTACTTTGAGTGGTACCATTATTTACTAAAGCTATTTCTAATTGATAAGTATTAAACATGCTAGACCAACTAGAATATCCGTTTGTATAAATATTCCATGCTTCTTGTGGATTTATTGAATTTGGAAAGTATTGAAATTTAGAAGTCCATCCTTCAAAACCTCCAAGTGGAGTAACATAAATATTAGCATTATTATTTATACTTGCAACTCCAGGTAGTAAACATGTTCTTACTAATTTACCGTCAATATATACATCCATAGACCTTCCATATACACTAACCGCTAGGTTTACCCATCTTTGTATTGGAACATTTGTTATGGAACAAGTATGGACAACTGTATTTCCACCTTGAGTAGTTGGTTGTTGGTCAGCTCCTGGATAACATCCTAAAGAAATTGCAATATTATTTTCCACTGCTCCTAAAACAACTGCTGGACAAGGATCTAAACCATTTATACCAGAAACAGAGCCATTATCCTTTCCACTTACAGCACCCATTCTACCAAAGATGACTTTAGATTCACCATAACGATAGTTCCAGTTATTTATATAAAACCATATAGAATAAGCAAAATTTGAAGATGGAATACCTGAACCATTTGTTGCTAAAGAGGAAGCTTGAATAGTAGAAGCTGTTTTTCCATCTTGCATATTTTGAAGAGTATATGGGTTAGCAAAAATATATCTCAATAACATTAAAATAAGAACAATTACTACTACTGTAATCACTATACTTAAAGGACTCATTGTATAATATAGATTTAGAAATTTTCTATTTAATTTAGTAATTTATTTATTAAATTAAATTTTTCTTTTATTTTAAAACAGTTTTTACGGAATTATTTATAGTTTCAACATTATTTATGATAATAGTTTTATTTGATTTATTTATGACTGGAGGAGATTTATTTTTTACCGAATTATAAATATAATATATATTGTTTGCATTTAATGGTTTTCTAAAATAAATAACATTACATATTCCACCTTTAATTCCATTATCTTCACCTATAGTCAAATTATCTAAATTATAATAAGGAACAACACCAATATCTGATTTTACTAATTCTCCATTTAAAAATATATCTAAAACACCGCCATTTGAATTTATAATTATATTATTCCATTTTTGTAAAAGAACATTTTCGTTTTTATATAAAATTCTATTTCCATTCTCATCAAAATCTATTAGTTTATTAGAAGATTTTATATTTAAATCTTTTTGTTTCATTATTATCATGAGTGTATTTAATTTACCATTATATAAAACATTTGGCTTATCTCCAAAGTTTAATAAAGAGGTAAATCTACTATAAGAACTATTAGTAGAAGGCGAAGCACTATCAATATATACCCAAAATGAAATTCCATATTGGTAATCAAAATTATCATTTCCATTTAACTGCTCATAAGAACCGAGTGTGTATAGTGAATTAGTAAATACTGGATTATCTACTAATTGTTTTCCACCTTGTAAACTGATGGAATTAGAGAATGAAGGAATAGTAAAATAAATTACCAATAATAATATAGCAAATATTAACATTAAGAAAGAACCTATAGTAGTAGATTTATATTCATTTGAAATAAATTTTCCTAAAAAATCAAATCCTTTACTAAATAAACATGGTATGTAAAATAAAGTATTTAAAATTAGTTCAAAAAAAGCATTTTTCTTTCCATTTCCATTAGGAAAAGGAACAATAATAGTTTTATAAATTAATCCCAAAAAAAGTAAAACAAGTAAAATATTTAATATTAAAGATATAATGGAAGAATGATTGGAAATATTTTGAATATTATATACAATCCAAAAAATTATTAAACCTGAAATTACAATTCCAAATAATGTTAATAAAGCTCGTTTATATAAATTTAATTTATTATTAGAAGAAAATGAATTTAGTAAATCAGGATATTGATTTATACCAATAAGAAGTGACCATAAAATACATATAATTAATAATATAATTAAACATACAGAGGAGCGTGTAGAATCTTTAAAAAATCCACCAGGATAAGTAAATATTATTATAGTAATTATAGTCATAAATAATAAAAAAGCTATACTACTATAAGAGGTAAAATTATTAAAATTTTCGAAAAAATTACTAGATTTAGAATTTATATCATTTTGTTTTATATTATCTGGCAAAGTTAGAACAATAATTAGATATAAAAATGCAAATACTGATAATAGAATAGTGATTAATAAAGAAAAACCAAAATATTTTTTTATATAACCTCCAGGGTCTTTATTATAATAGATTATACAAATTGTAATAAGACAAAAGAATAATATCATTGTTTTTATTCTTTCATAATTTACATTAAATTTATCCATGAAATTAGTTGAAAATCCTTTATAAAACATAAATCCTCCAAATAATAAAGTTATTGGTACAATTAAATAGGCATATGAATTTAATATTTTGGATGAAATTAAAGTAAAAAATAAAATTAAAAATATTGTATATATTATTACATAAGAAACTGAACTAATCTGTTCAAATAAATTTCTAATTTCCTTTAAATTTGGTAATAGAATAAAACATAATCCCACAATTAATAATGTAAAAAATAATATAATAAAAATATCAGCAACTATTTCTTCTTGAGATTTATTTAAATTAGACTTGAATGGATTAGGTGCTTTAAATAAAAGACAAAATAATACAATTATTAAAAAAATAATTATTCCTATAATAGTATATAATTTTGAAGAATTTTTTGTTTCTGGTAATATATTATTAAAATTATTAAAATGAGAAGTACTCATATATTAGTATATTAAAATATTTTACTAATATTGTATTCAAATAATCATTTTTAATAAATTATTATATTTTTAATAAATTATTATTTTATTTTTACATATTTTCACTTGCCGTTTTTTTACCATGACAATTTCGACATAAAGCTATTAAATTTTGAACATCATTTCCTCCTCCATATTCTAATCTAACTTTATGGTCTATTTCAAATGTATGGTCTAACTGTTTATCACAATGTCCACATGTCCAGTTTTGATTAGCTGCTACATATTTCTTTTTTGTTTCACTAACCGAACGTTTGGTTCCATTTTTTCCAGAAGTATTTAATAATTTCTCTCCATTATAAAATCCCGGTTTTTCTATTCCATTTAATGCTTCCATAAAGCTTGGTTTATATTCATCGTTATCATTATTAGATGTAAAATCAATTATTGGACTTAACATATCCATGGAATTTTTATCAATTGGCATAAATTTTATCATATTATTAGCATAAAGTAACATATTTTTTCCTTGATTTGGATTTCTTTTTAATAATATATATATACCAATTCCTAATAAAACATAAAAAATCATTTTATAATATTTTTTAAATGACATCAACATTTTTGTATATTTTCCATCTGTATAGGCATTATAAACAAAAAATGCTGTTAATCCTAATACAAATATTTCTAATCTCATTATATATATATAATTTTATTAAAGGAATAAAATAATTTTATTTTATTATTTTATTATTTTATTTAATTATTTATATAAATTTATATTGTTTTTACAAAAGGCTGTCCATAAGGTCCTTGAAATTGAAGAGTATTCATAACTCTTTTTTGGTGACTAGAAATATTATATATTCCAAAAGTAGCCAATGCTATAACTATGTATGGTAATAATACTAAAAACCATGCTAATCCTTTAAAACCTTTATCACAAATCCATGCTAAAATATAAGTCCAAATAAAAGCAAATACTAATTTTAAAAATACACTAATTATTGATAGTCCACTAAATAAAGCAATTATTGAAGCAATTACAGCAATTGCAAAGTAAATTTTGGCTGGAGTACAAAGTTTACTAAATTCCTTCCTCATTATATAATAACAAAATATTTTTTATTTTTTTTAATTTTTAAGATAATAAAATTGGATTTTTAAATCTTTTTTGTTTTGGTCTTCGTTTAAAAGAAACTCTTGTATAAGATTCGTTTTTGAAAATATTTCTATTTTTATTTTTTCTAGTTTTAACGCCTTCCGCAATATGAGATTTTTTTAATGATATTGATTTCGAAGATAAAGAGGAGGTTGTTGTCTTTTTTTTACCTTTTATTTTAATATGTAGCAAATTTCCTAAATCTTTTAAATCATTATATAAAATATTCATATCAATAGGTTCATGTCGTGGATTATATAAATATTCAACAAATATAAACTGTAATTGATTAAAAATTTTTATTTCATTTTTATTTAAAGATTCATAATTATTTGATAATAATTCTACCAAAGGAATATATATGCTTATAAATCCCCATACATCAACTATTTTTATAAATACATTATCCAAATAATCTCTCAAATTCAAATTCCCATTTTCTTTAAATTTTGTAAAATGAATTAAAACATCTACTATATAGTTAACTATAAAATCAATGGTTATTTGTGTTTCAACTATTTTAGGTTTACTACTTGGAGTTACAGAGGTTAAACTATTACTAAAGAGATTATACATAATTTCATTAATAAATTTATAATGTCCAGCTCCTCTTTCTTTTAGCCAAAAATTAATATAATCAATTACAAAAGGTTTAATTTGTATTTCGTCCACTACACCTCCTTCTTTTAAAAATTTTGTATATTTTTCCACAAAAGAATCCGAAAAAATAATTACGGAAAATGGAACATTAAATTGTAGAGGACGATTTCTCCAAGATTTAGGAAAGGGATTATCTTTAAAAGGAATGTATTCTGTTGTTAATCCCCAATCAATAAGTCTAGTCTTTAAAACTGAACTATTTAAATCAACTAATGTATTTGAGTCTTTAATATCACAATGAAATATATTTTTTTCATTCATTGGTATAATTCCTTTTTTTAAAAGATTTATTAAACAATTATTTAAATTATATATTTTTTCAAAAGAACCATCTTCTAATATATAATCATCTACCGGTATACCTCCATTAGGTAAATTTAAAGACATTAATTTGTCTAAATTTGAATTTATATTTGTTTTAGTTATATTATTCTTGGGTAAAGCTGTACATTTACTGGCATAATCTTCTAAATCTGACGTTGATAATTTACTTGGTCTACATAATGTTGCATCATAAATTAAAAAATAATCTTCATAATTTTTTATAGTATCTAATTTTGTTTTAATTGAAATGATTTCTTCATATTCTTTTTTAGCGTGGCTTTCAGACATTAATTTTGAAATTTTATTAGAAGCTATTTTAGATTCCCCTTCACATTTTAATGCAGGGCTAAAAACGCATCCATACCCGCCAGAGGCTAATACTTTTCCCCCTTTTTCTATTTTCATTAATATATATAATACTATTATAAATTAATAAAAAATATTTAAAAATTTATTTTTATTTATCATAAAAATAATAAATGATAAAAGATAATAAAACTAATAAAAATAAATATATTATTTTTTCTCTAATTTTATAATATTCAGACATTTTTTCCTGTGTACTTTTATATTCTTCGTAATATTTAACAAAAAAATTATTTAATGAAATTTGTGGTATTTCTAATTTTTCATTTATTTTATTATGAATAAAATGCATCCAACGAACAAAAGAATCACGATTATCTAAATATGGTGTAACAGGAAATTGTTCCAATATCTTACTAAATTCAGTTGAAATTTCTTCTACTGGAAGAAAAAGAGATAAATTTTGAATAAACTCATAATATTTTTTTTTAGTTATTGTATTTGGATAATGTGGGTATGTCATTGCAATGGTATGTAGAAAAAACCAATAATGTGGTCCCCAAACTTTTGGGTCAAGATAAACAGTTGGCATTAATATTAAGTTAAATAAAAATATTTCTTATTTAACCTAATAAACCTTATAATATGATTTTTTTAAATAAATTTTATCATAATTTAAATATATTCTTTTAATTAATAATACTACTGAAAATGAATAAAAATACAAATATTTGTAATAATTGTGGTAAACAAGGGCATTCTTTTCATCAATGCAAATTACCTGTTACTAGTTATGGAATTATTGTTTTTAGGTCAAGTGAAATGGGACTTCAATTTCTTATGATTAGAAGAAAAGATAGTTTTGGTTATATAGATTTTATTAGAGGTAAATATTCTCCTTATAATATTTATCAAATACAAAATATTATTAATGAAATGTCTAATTTAGAAAAGCAAAGAATTTTAACTGAACCTTTTACCCAATTATGGAATGAAATGTGGGGAGAGACCACTAATTCACAATATAAAAATGAAGAACAATTGTCTTCTAAAAAATTTGATTTAATTCGAGAAGGACTTTATATTAATAATGAATTTATAAATTTATCATCTATAATAAATAATAGTAATACAAATTGGAAAGAAACTGAATGGGAATTTCCTAAAGGTCGTAGAAATTATAAAGAAAAGGATTTAGATTGTGCATTAAGAGAATTTGAAGAAGAAACAGGAATATCTTATTTAAAAATTAATATAGTGGAAAATGTACTTCCATTTGAAGAAATATTTATTGGCACGAATCATAAATCTTATAAACATAAATATTTTTTAGCATATATGAACGAATCAGAAGATTTATTAAATAATTTTCAGATTACCGAAGTTAGCAAATTAGAATGGAAAACAATTGATGAATGTTTACAAGCAATAAGACCATATAATTTAGAAAAAAAAGAATTAATTACAAATATTAATAAAGTATTAGAAGAATATAGATTATATTCATAATATATAGTATTATGAAAGATAAAACACCTAAAAAACAGTTAATTATTGAATCATCGGAACCATCCATTTCTAGTGAGAAGGAAGACTCCCAGCATTCTATTGCATCTCCAATTAATTCAATTTCATCTACTTTACCACCTACTACTTCATCTTCCATTCCATTATCTTCTATAAATAATTCTTTTTCAGAAGATGAAAATTTAAATAATATAGACCAAATACAAAATAATCTAAAAGATGAATATAATAAACTAGATTGTATAGATGAAAAATATTATTCAACCGATTGTAATAAATTTTTATTAAAAAAAGAACTTCTAGAGAGAAAATATTTGGAAGAACATTCGGAAGAAAATTTATATTTATATCCTAATTTAAATGATAAAGAATTTAATGTTAAAATTGCTAGTAAAAAAGAGTTTAATGATACAAAATATGATGGAACTATTTATAATAATATTAAAGAACATGCAGATATTTTAGCAAAGGCTGATTTTGAATTACAACCACATCAAGCCTTTGTAAAAAATTTTATGTCCTTTCAAACCCCTTATAGTAGCTTAATGTTATATCATGGTTTAGGAAGTGGCAAATGTCATGCCAAAGGAACATCCATTATTATGTCAGATGGTAATATTAAATTAATAGAAGATATAAAAGAAGGTGAATTTATAATGGGTGATGATTCTAAACCAAGAAAGGTTTTATCTTTAGCAAGAGGAAGGGATAAAATGTATGATATTATTCCTATTAAAGGAGAAAAATATACTGTTAATCAAGAACATATTCTATGTTTAAAAGCATCTGGATTCCCAAAAATATATCGATGTAATGATAAGTATAACTCTAATTATAATATACAGTGGATAGAAAAAAATAATTTTCAATCAAAAACATTTACATTTAATAAAGTAAAAAATAATGAAAATGAAATAAAAATAGAGGCAGAAAAATTTTACAATAATTTAATTAATAATAATGAAACAAACAATAATATATTAGAGATTTCAGTAAAAGATTATTTACAATTATCAACAAAGAAAAAAAATTTTTTGAAGGGATATAAAGTTCCGTTAGATTTTACTGAAAAAGAACTTCCAATAGATCCTTATATGATTGGATATTGGTTAGGAGATGGGACTGCAAGAGAATCATCTATTTCCAGTCAAGATTCTACTGTATTATATTATTTTGTTAAAAATCTTCCAAAATATAATTTGACATTAAATTATCGAACCAATTATGTTTATGAAATATCCGGTTCTGGAAGAGTTAATGGAAATTTATTTTTAACTACGCTTAAAAAACTTAATATGATAAATAATAAACATATACCTTTCATTTATAAATGTAATTCTAGAGAAAATAGGTTAAAATTATTGGCTGGATTATTAGATAGTGATGGATATTTAAATAAAAAAAATAATGGTTTCGAATTTTCACAGAAAAATGAAAAATTATTGGAGGATGTTATTTATTTGGTTAGAAGTTTAGGGTTTTCTTGTTATAAATCAAATAAAAATACATCATGGACATATAAAGGAAATAAAAATTATGGTAATGCTTTTAGAATAAATATTTCAGGAATAGGTTTAGAAAAAATACCTACTATAATTCCTAGAAAAATAGCAGAACCAAGAAAACAAATTAAAGATGTATTAGTAACAGGAATTAAAGTAAAATATGTTAGAGAAGATGAATACTTTGGTTTTACATTAGATGGAAATTGTAGATATTTAATGAATGACTTTACTGTAACACATAATACGTGCAGTGCAATTGGTGTGTGTGAAGAAATGAGAAATTATATGAAACAAATGGGAATTTCAAAAAGAATTATTATAGTTGCATCAGAAAATGTACAAGATAATTTTAAATTACAATTGTTTGATGAAAGAAAATTAAAATTAATTGATGGAATTTGGAATATAAGAGGATGTGTAGGAAACAAATTATTAAAAGAAATTAATCCAACCAATATGAAAGGGTTACCAAAAGAAAAAGTAATTAGTCAAATTAAAAATTTGATAAATAATTATTATATTTTTCTTGGGTATGGGCAATTTGCTAATTATATTATTAAAACAATGAATTATAATGAAGAAGTTCAAAAACAAAGTTTTAAAAAAAAAATAATAGACAAGGAAAAAAAGAAACAGGGTGAAAAAACGAAAATACAAATGATGAAAGATATAAAATTAGATTTAAATAGTAGAATTATAAAAAGACTTCGTAATGAATTTAATAATCGTTTAATTGTAATTGATGAAGTTCATAATATACGAAAAACTGATGATAATGAAAATAAAAAGGTTGCAATTAATTTAGAAATTCTTGTCAAATCTGCTTTAAATATGAGATTATTACTTCTCTCTGCAACTCCTATGTATAATACTTATAAGGAAATTATTTGGATTATTAATTTAATGAATACAAACGATAGAAGAGGAAGAATGGAAGTAAAGGATGTTTTTGATAAAAATGGAAATTTTAAAAAAAATGGGGAAGAACTTCTTATTAGAAAGGCAACTGGATATATTTCATTTGTTCGAGGAGAAAATCCTTATACATTTCCTTATAGAATCTATCCAAATGAGTTTGCAAAAGAAAATACATTTCCATTAATTGAATACCCTAAATATCAAATGAATCTAAAAAAAATAAAATTGGAAGATAAAAATAGAATTTTAAGTTTATATTTAACAAAAATAAGTGAATGTAACAATTGTGGTAAATGTCAATTTTGTGCTTATAAATACATAATTTATAATTTAAGAAAAAAAAAATTTTCTATTACTACAAAAACTGGAGTTGAAAGAGCTATGCCAAGCTTTGAAAATATGGAATCCTTTGGTTATACATTACTTCAAATTCCATTAGAATCTCTTATAATTTCATATCCAATTTCTGGATTAAAAAATATTTTAGAAGAAATTCCATCAGAAAATTTATCAGAAGAAAATTCTCCTAGTTTTTCTGAAATTCAATCTATTGAGGAAAGTGAAATAGAAAAAGAGGAAAGTGATATAGAAAAAGATGAAAGTGATTTAGAAAAAGAAGAATCTAATGAAACACCAATAGTTATTAAAAATAAACCTTTCATTCTAGAAAGTAGTAGTTCTGAAATTCCATCCGAGGGAGGGTCCGATTTAAAAAATTCTCCTAAACAAAATAGATATATTGACCCTAATCAACTAACAGGAAAACTAGGATTAGAAAGAATGATGAATTATATAGATAATATATCTCCTCCAAAAAAAGGAGATTTTGAATATAAAAAAACAACGATAGAAAACTATGGAAAAATTTTTTCAAAAAATTCTATTGGAAATTATAGTACCAAGATTAAAAATATTTTAAATAGTATAGTAAATGAAGAAAATGGACTTGTCTCCGAGGGTATATTATTAATTTATTCTCAATATATTGATAGTGGTTTAATACCAATGGCATTAGCATTAGAGGAATTTGGTTTTACTAGATATGGTCAACAAGGTACGAAACCATTATTTAAAAATAAACCAACAGAAGTAGTGGATGTGAGAACTATGAAAGACCCAAAAAATAAAAATGATTTTATTCCAGCACGTTATGCAATGATAACAGGAGATACAAGGTTATCTCCAAATAATGATTTTGAGGTTAAAGGTTTAACAGGTATAGATAATAAAGATGGTCATAAAGTAAAGGTAGTATTAATTTCAAAAGCAGGTTCAGAAGGAATCGATTTGAAATTTATTCGTCAAGTACATATATTAGACCCTTGGTATAATATGAATCGTATTGAACAAATTATTGGACGAGCAGTACGTAATTTTTCACATAAAGATTTACCTTTTGAAAAAAGAAATGTAGAAATTTTTATGTATGGAACTATCCTTGGAAAAAATATAGAAGAAGCTGCTGATTTATATGTTTATAGAGTAGCTGAATATAAAGCAATTCAAATTGGTCGTGTATCCAGGCTTTTAAAACAAACTTCGGTAGATTGTATTATTAATCATGACCAAACTAATTTTACGCAAAAATTAATGAATGAAAATCTTAAAACTTTCATTACTCAAGAATTATCTAATGGAATTATTTTAAAAGATTTTAAAATTGGTGATGCTCCTTATTCACCAACATGTGATTATATGGCCGATTGTAATTTTAATTGTATACCAAATAAAAATATTAATGAAGAATCATTAAATGAAGATACTTATAATGAAGAATTTATCATTATGAATTCAGAAAAAATTTTACAACGTATTAGAATGTTAATGAAAGAAAGTTATTTTTATAAAAAAGATGTATTATTAAAAGCAATAAGAAATCCAAAAGAATATCCATATGTTCAAATTTATTCTGCTTTAACACAACTTATTGATGATGAAAATGAATTTATTGTTGATAAATATGGAAGAAATGGAAGGTTAGTAAATGTAGGAGAATATTATTTATTTCAACCACTTGAATTAAGAAATAAAAATGCATCTATTTTTGATAGGTCAGTTCCGATTGATTATAAACATAATATGATACAATTTGAAATCAAACAAAATATTGTAAAACCTGTTATTGATAAAAGAAATATTAATAAAGCAGTTTTATTTGAGGAAGATTTAACTTTTCCAGATGGTAAGAAAATAATGGAAGAAATGAAAGTAAATTTTGATATAGCAAGAGAATATTCAAAGTTAAATAAAGTACCTAGAGGAGATGATAATTGGTATAAGCATTGTGGAATAGTAATAAAAAAAATGTCTAAAGAATATCCAGACCTAAAAAATAATAATTTTTTAATTCAATATCTTGTTGCTCATATGATTGAATTACTTCTTTTTGAAGAAAAATTAAATATAATGAATTATTTATATTCTTTAAATTCTATAAAACAAGGAACAGTTGAATGGTTTTCTAAAGAATATTTTGAAATGAATTGTATATCTACTAAAAATTTTATGGTATTTATAATGTATAAATTAAATAAGCGTATGATTATGATTTTAAATGATAAAAATATTTGGGTTGAAGCCGACCCAGAAGACCAAAAAGAAATTGCATCCTCCAAAGAAACGAAGGAATATTTAACAATGAAAATAAATGAATATAATAAAATTGTTGGATTTATTGGATATGAAAAAAGTAATCGTTATTTAGTATTTAAAACTAAAGATATAGAATCTAAACGAGACACAGGAGCAAGGTGTGATGAAGCAGGAAAATTAAAAACTCTTAATAAATTAAATGAAATAATAGGGGAAAAAAAATTTACGAATGAAAATACAAAAATTAAAAAAGATGAAAATGGAAATATTATTAATGAGGCAATTGGACAAACTGAATTATGTGTTTGGGAAGAATTTATTTTAAGATATTTTAATACAATTAAGAGAGAAAATAAAAAATATTTTTTTACACCAGAAATGGCAATTTGGCATAAACTTTATACTGTATTTGTTTAAATAAATTAAAAATAATTTAAAAATAATTTAAAATAAATAATTATTTTTAAATAAAATTGAATAATAAATAATTAAAAGATAATATGTATTATATATAATGGAATCTATAAATACTCAAGGCTTAACATTACCAAAACAAACCCAATTTAAAAAAAAAAGAGAGAATAAAATTCAATCTGTTTATTCAAGATGTTTAATTACTAGAAAAATAGTTCTACCAATAACAAATATTGGTAAAAATATAAAAGAAAATATTGAAGAAAATATTAAAGTTAGTTTTGAAGGTAAATGTGTTGTGGAAGGATATATAAAACCAAATTCATCTAAAATAATTACATTTTCTAGTGGTACAGTAGAACGTGGAAATAATATTTTATTTGAGGTTGTATTTGAATGTGATATTTGTTTTCCAGTAGAAGGAATGCTTATTACATGTGTAGCTAAAAATATTACAAAAGCTGGTATTAGAGCTGAAAGTGCAAATGAAGTTCCGTCACCAGTAGTTGTTTTTATTGCAAAAGACCATCATTATTCTATTTCCTACTTTTCAGAAATTCAAGAAGGAGATAATATAACGGTTAGAGTAATTGGACAACGTTTTGAATTAAACGATAAATTTATTTCTATTATAGGAGAACTTGTAAAAGAAAAAGATAAAGATATAAAATTTAAAAATATTGTAAAACCAAGATTAGTAATTGAAGATGAATAAAAATATAAAATATTTAATATTCTATTTGGTATTAGTTTAAAAAGATTTCCTAATTAATTATAAAATGGAAGCTATTTTTTCTACTAATGAATTAAATAATTATTCGACAAGTGAACTAAATTATATTCGTGAATCTATTGAAAATATGAATAAATTTAACCAAATTGAAGTGTTAAGAATTTTAAATAGACATTCCAGTGTAACCTTAAATGAAAATAAATACGGTATTCATATTAATTTAACTGAATTAGAATCGGAAATTGTTAATGAATTAAATGTATATATAAAATATGTAAATACACAAGAAGTAACATTAAATAGTATCGAACAACAAAAAGAAGACTATAAAAATACATATTTTTCAAAAGATATTAAAGATAATGGTAAAATATTATTTAGTAAATAATTATGGCAATATATAATGATGTATTAATTGAATTACAGGATTATATATTATATGATGAAAATATAAAAAAAATATTACAATGGAAATGTTTGTCTGAAAAATGTAATGATGAAAAAAAAAATAATAATGAAAAATGTAATGATGAAAAAAATGAAATATATAATAATAAAAAAACCAATTTATTTATTCCTCGGCAACAAGATACTCTTTTTTGGTGCTACTTTATATTGAAAAATGGTTTCGAAAAATATGAAATTATTTCCTATAAAAATTTTTTATTAGCAAAACAATTAAAAATAGATTTGGTTTCAATTATAAGAAAAAATAAAGATATTATTAAAATGTATAAATTTGATTCCATAACTAATATAGAAAATAATTTAGCTAATGATAATAATTTGAATTTAAAAACATTTTTTTCTTTATGTGCAATTGAAAATTTAAATGTAGTATATACAAGTAAAAAGGCTTATTTTGAATTATTAATGAATGATTCCAAAATAATTTATAATATTCAAGAAATTTTTTCTCCATCCGAAAAATATAATAAAAAATATGGATTTACAATAGCAACGGAAGAATCTCTCTCTACTATTAGAAATTCTTTATATAAAATAAATAATATTGAAAAACCTATAAAATCTTTATCCATTTATAAAGTTTCCGATTTAATTGAAATTTGTAATAAATTGTCGATTGACATTTATAATCCAACAACCGGTAAACAAAAATCTAAAAATGATTTATATGAATCCATTATTCAATATTTTTAATTATAAAAAAAAATGAACAATAATTTAAAAATATGTTTTATAATATATATAATTATGACTTCTATAGAAAATAATAATTTTGGAGAAGATAATTTAAATGAATTATTTAAAAGTCTTGATGAAGAAACTAAAAAGAAAATATTAAAATATCCTACCAAAGAAATTCAAATAGGAATACTTAAAAATATGTCTGACCCAGAATTAGCTGAATTATGGAATAATATTTCTGATAAACAAAAAAAACAATTAGATTCTTTTGGAATTCGTGAAAGATTTATATTTTTAAAGGATATTTTAAAAAAAAAAGGAAATATGGAAAATAAAAAAGAAAAAGTTTCTGATAAATCCAAATTAATTAATCCTCCTTCTATTAGTAATAAATCGGTTCCACCAGAAAATATTTTAAAAATTATAAATAGTAATTTAATGAATGAACCTGTTTCAATGAAATTTAATACGGAAGAGATATTTGGTACAGAAGAAAAAGAAATATTAAAAGTTAAAGAAAAAAAAAATGAACGTAAGACATCCCAACAACGTTTAGATGATTTAGTTAAGGTTTATTATAATAATATATCTAATAATCCTAATATTTATATAAATAATGAATTAGAAGTAAAATTTGGTACCAAGGGAATTAAATCATTAACACGTAATGATTATGATAATGTAATTAAAAAACTCAAGTCATCTGGATTTAAAATAATCGGTGATAGTAATGGTCAATATTATTTACGTATTAATTGCGAATTTTTAGATAGTACCACTGGAAGATTTAAATTATCTTCTGATTTAAGGACAGAAATTAGAGGATTGCATAGTATTCAAGATTATTGTAAAAATAATGATATTAAACAAATATTTGTTTCTAATCCAACCTCTGTTGATTTTATACATAAAAAACCAGCAATAATAAATTCAGAAAGAATTTTTCCTATAGATTTTGATGATTTTAATTTTAGAGTTGCATATCAAACAGAAGAAAAAGCAAAAAAAGGAATTCAAAATTTTATAATTGAAAATTGGAGAAAATCCAAGAAAGAATTTCGATTCATTAATCGTGTTTCATTTGAACATCCAGATTATCCATTTATAATTGATATAAGTATAACCAAATTTTCTAATCGTACTCCAGATAAATATGGTCGTGAAAATCGTGGTCCAATGATTCGTGTTTATACTATAGAAGAATCTAATGTTTTTAATAATTCCGAAGTTTATGAAATTGAAATTGAAATTAATAATAAATTAATTGGTACTGCAACTAAATTTAATAAACCTGATTTAATTGTTGCTTCCTTAAGAAAAGTAATCAAATACGTTTTATCAGGTTTACAAGGTACGAATTATCCAATTTCTTATCCTGAACAAAAAGAAGTGATAGATGCTTATATAAAAATGATATGGAAAGAAGATTCAGAACAGCCAAAATATATATCCAGTAAAAATTTTATTGGTCCAAATTCTATCACTTTACAGTTAAAAAATATTACACCAATCGACCCTAATTCAAATGAACCAAATATAAGAAAAGATTTTGTTGTTACTGATAAAGCAGATGGTGAACGAAACTTAATGTATATATCGAATATCGGAAAAATATATCTTATTAATACTAATATGGATGTAATATTTACTGGTGCAAAAACTTTTAGTAAAGAATGTTTTAATACTTTAATAGATGGAGAATTAATTTCTCATGATAAAAATGGTAAGTTTATAAATTTATATGCAGCATTTGATATTTATTATGTTAAAAATACAGATGTAAGAGGTCTTACTTTTATGTTATTAGACAAGGAAACCGATATATATAAATCTAGATATCAATTATTGAGTTTTATTGGTTATAATCTAAAACCTGTATCTATAATGGATAATGGTCAAAAAGAAGTAAAGGATTTAAAAAATTTGTTATCAATTTATTCTAGTGGTAAAATGAATGATTTAAATTCTCCTATTAAATTTTCAATAAAAGAATTCTTTCCTACTGCAAGCAATAATAAACAAAGTATTTTTGAAGGATGTAATACTATTTTACAAAAAGTTAATGAAGGTAGGTTTGAATATACAACAGATGGTTTAATTTTTACACATGCATTCTTTGGAGTAGGTTCTAATGAAATAGGAAAAATTGGACCTAAAACAAAAATTACATGGGAACAATCTTTTAAATGGAAACCACCCTATTATAATACTATTGATTTCTTGGTCACAACATTAAAAACAGCTAATGGAGAAGATGTAATTAAATCCTATTTTGAAGATGGAATTAATAACATTGAATCTATACAATATAATGAATTTAAAACAATAGAATTACGTTGTGGTTTTAAAGAATCAAAAGATGGATATATTAATCCTTGTCAAGATATAATTGATGATAAAATTCCAGAATATGGAACTCGTTTTGAAGAAAGACAAGAAAATGATTATATTCCTATGAGATTTTATCCAACCGAACCATACGATATAAATGCCGGAATATGCAATATAATGTTACGCACAGATGGTGTAGGTGGGAAAAAAATGTTTTCCGAAGATAATGAAGTTTTTGAAGATAATACAATAGTTGAATTTAGATATGATTTAGACAAAAAATCTGGTTGGAATTGGATACCACTTCGAGTTAGATATGATAAAACAGGAAAATTAAGACGTGGTGAAAAAGAATATGGAAATTCGTATAAAGTATGTAATGAAAATTGGAAATCAATACAACCTAGTGGAAGAATAACGGAAGAAATGTTATGTACTGGATTAAATATTCCTAGTTTATCAGTTAGTGATGATATTTATTATAATACACCATCTGGTAAATTTCAGACAGAAGCTATGAAGGATTTTCATAATTTATATGTTAAAAAAAAATTAATTTGTTCTATTTCTAAACAAGGAGATATTTTAATTGATTTTGCATGTGGGAAAGCAGGTGATTTACCTAAATGGATTAATGCAAAATTATCTTTTGTATTTGGAATTGATATTTCTAAAGATAATTTAGAAAACCGTCTAGATGGTGCATGTGCAAGATATTTAAATTTTAAAAAAACAAAGAAAAATGTTCCTAGTGTATTATTTGTAAATGGTAATAGTGCTTTTAATGTAAAAGATGGAAGTGCCATGTTAAATGAAAAAGCTAAACAAATTACAGCAGCAGTATTTGGTAGAGGTTCTAAAGAATCAGAAAAAATTGGTAAAGGTGTTTCAAAACAATATGGAAAAGGCGTAGATGGGTTTAATATTTCCTCTTGTCAATTTGCTATACATTATTTTTTTGAATCACCAGATATTTTAAAAGGATTTATGAAAAATATTACAGAATGTACTAAACAAAATGGATACTTTATGGGTACATGTTATGATGGAAAGATGGTATTTAATGATTTAAAAAAAACAAAAACTGGAGAATCCATAAGTTTAGTAGAAGAAGGGAAGAAAATTTGGGAAATTACAAAATCTTATAGTTCTGATTCATTTGATGATAATTCTAGTTCCATTGGATATAGAATTGATGTTTATCAAGAATCCATTAATCAAACTATAGCAGAATATTTAGTAAATTTTGATTATTTAAATCGGGTGATGAGTGCTTATGGATTTGAAATTTTAAGTAGAGATGAAGCAAAGGAATTAGGACTTCCTGATGGAACTGGTTTGTTTAGCGAATTATTTGCAAATATGTTGGATGAAATAGCTAAAAATAAATTTAAAGCAAAAGATTACTATAAAGCAAGCGAAATGACAGCTCCCGAAAGAAAAATTTCATTTTTAAATCGTTATTTTATTTATAAAAAAATAAGAACCGTAAATATTGAAAACGTAGAGTTAGAAATTGGAGAATATGAAGATTCTTTGGTAACAAGAAAAAACAATATTGAAACTTTAAATGCTCAAAATATTGCAAAGGATGAAGTTAAAAAAATAAAACCCAAAGTTAGAAAATTATCTAAAAAACTATTACTTGTTCCAGCTACCGAAGCTATAGAAGAAAAAAAAGAAGTATTAGTTGAAAATAAAAAAGAAACTTCTAAAAAGAAAAAAGAAGATAAGATTAAAAAATCTCAAAAATTATTAATTATTGAAAGTGATGATGAACAATAAAAACTATAAAGTCGTTTAACATACTTAAATAAATTTTATAATATATTATAGTGAACCAATGAGTTATTATATAATACCAAAAATAAATAATTTTATTAATGTAAATCCAATAGATTCCTATAATCTATTTTTAAAAACATATATTTCCCATAGTTTATATTATTATAACAATGAAATAAATAATCAAATTAAAAAAATTTTAAATGAACAAGAGCAATCAATACATTATGAAGAAGTTTTAAAATTAGTAAATCCATATGAATATATTTTTTCAAAGGTGCCTTGTTCAAAATTTTCTGTAAGTAAATTAAAACCTAAAACTAATATTTTCTATGATTTTTTAGAAATTTCTAATACACTAAATGTTTTTGAAAATTTTAAAAATTTTTCAATAAAATCATTACATATTACGCAAAATAATAGTGATTCTATTGAATGTTTGGAAATGATTAGAGAAAATTATACCGATGAAATAAAAAATTTTGATAATATTACAGAAGAAAATATTAAATTAATTGGAGATGAAAAATTTCATTTTTTATTTTGTGAAACCAAATCTGAAAATTTAAATCAATATATTATTTCTTTTATTGAAATATTAATGATTATTTTAAGAAATCAAATCATTGGAGGGATAAGTATAATAAAAATTAATGAAATATTTTATAAACCAATTATAGATATTATTTATTTATTATCATCAATGTATGAAAAAATATATATATTAAAACCTAATACAAGTAATATTACTACCTTTGAAAAATATATAATTTGTAAAAATTTTCAAATAAATGAAGAGAAAAATTTAAATTTAAAATTAAATTATTTTCGATTGTTTGTTTTTTTAAAAAAATTAGAAGGTAAAACTATTTTATCTCTTTTAGATTTTGAAATTCCTTATTATTTTATAATGAAATTAGATGATATAAATATTATAATTGGACAACAACAATTAGAATCTCTTGATTTAACAATAAATATTCTTAAAAATAAAAATAAAGAGGAAAAAATTGAATCGTTAAAAAAATCCAATATTCAAAAATCAGTTTCTTGGTGTGAAAAATATAAAATTCCATGTAATAAATTTACTGAAAAAACAAATATTTTTTTACCAATACAAAAAGAAGTTATTTATAATGAAAATGAATCTATATAGCTTATTTTCAATTTGAATACTATATTCATATTAAATCAAATTTAATATGAATATAATATGAATATAATTATATTTTTAATTATAAATATAATTCGTATTAATTTTTTATTCGTTGACGAGAGGTTGTACCTGTTGTATTTAAATAAGTTCCAGGAGATTGATTAAAGTGATTTGAACTAAATACGGTAGCACGGTAAAATCTGTATGTTAATGGTTTTGATGCTGGATTTTGATAAACAGGTAATTGATTGAAATGACAATATTTTTTATTTTGAAATTGTCTTGATTGAGACATATTAAGTGGCCAAGTTGCATTACAAGGTGGTGCTTTATTCTTTTGAAGATTTTTATAAGTAAGTTCGTCACCATAATATAATTGGTTGGCAGAAACTAAATTAGGTCCGGTATTATTATAATTATTAATAGAAGCCGCATTAGTAGAAATTGTATCCACCATTAATTTTAATGTTCTTGTAGAAGCTTGTACAGCACCTTGTTTAGCATATTGATAATTATTTGGTTTATATACTACTAATTGACATCCTGTTTGAAAAGAAGGACCAGCGAGTGGCATTCCCCAATATGGATTTTTAAGATAATTACTATAAATAGTTAGTGCTGGAATTTTTTGAGAATCAGGTAAACCACTTAACCAATTCCAAAATCCTAAAATAGAATTAATTTTTAATTTATAAAAGTCATTTACTTCTGCTAATGTAAATATTTTTTGAATTTCCATTATAGAAATTAATTGTGCAATAATGGCATTTTCGGAACCTTCAAATAATTGTGCATTTAATTGACAATTTGCAAGATAAGTATTCGTTTTTGATTCTGGACTTCCAGGTTTATAATTGTTATCATTAAAATAACGAAAATATGGATTATCTAGGTAAGTTGAATTAGGAACCTCTCTATTAACCAAGAAATTAAATGCTTTTTGTTCAATAGATTTACATCTATTTTGTAAATATTGTTTAGTTGTCGTATAATAATTTTTTTTTAAAAATGTATTTGCATAAATTACTCTTTGTTTTGCTTTATACTCATCATTACAACAAAGAAGACTATTTGTTGTATTTGGTTCTGGATTTTCTTCTAAATAGGATAAATTAGGTTTATAACTCGCTACAATTCCAATTCCATGACATGTCTTACAATCTAAATTTAATTGGGATACTCCATCAACTTCTGTATTTGGATTAAGTTTAACAATATAACCACCTGGCATACCTAACATATCATTTAATAAACCTGAACTGCTTCTAGCACCTCCAAGTGGTGTTGGTTTACTAGACTTTACAAAACGATTTATGTTATAATTTATTAGAGCATTTTCATTTATTTCCAAAGGTGTATTTGTGTATGGATTTGTACCAGTCAAATTTGGTACACCTGTAACTGGTTCTGGTGGAATAACTCTTCCTTTTCTAAAATGTTTCATTGGTCTTGGAAGACCAAATCCTGTTGGGAATACATTTCCAGGGTCTTTATTAGTTAAAGGTCTTATATGTCCAGGTGCTGAACCAATTGGAAAACTATTTCTTCCCACACCTTTCCAAGGAATATACATTTGATTATAAAGAGTACTATGATGATTATAACCTGAAGCAGGCATAGAAGTCTTCATTCCTAATGGGTAATAAGCTGTTGACATATATAATATTATATTAGAAAATAAAAAAGATATAATATATAATGTTTTTAAATATAATTTTCATTATAATATTATCTATAATATTAACATTATTTTTAGCAAATCATTTTACTGAAGGTTATCAAACTATTATTTCTCCAAAAATATCCTATTCAAACCAAATTACAAATAATCCAATTAATGCTTATTATAAAAATATGAAAATAAGTCAGGATTTTGACCAAAACAGTGTTTTTACAACTTTTCATAATTACACCGACCAAAAAGAAAAATGAGACAAACATAATATAAAAAATAAAAAATTAATTACTCAAATCTCTTTTCAGTGATGTAAAAGTACCCCTAAGGGCATTAGACTATTTCACAATTACATTTCTGTAATGGTTAGCCTATTTTATTGAAGTTTGTATTCTCTTCTATACTTTTCAGGTCTTTCTCCTGTTTCCATATAAGAATTAAATACTTTTTGGATGTTTTTACATCCATTTTTATCACGATTGATACATCCCTTCCTATTATTTTCCATTT